GCCGCCCGGATGCGCTCACGAATTTATTTTATGGCTTTCGGCAAATAGAGAAAGGTTACTAACTCAAATCGCACCACATGAACCCGTTGCGCCAAGGGAATGATATTAATTAAATCAAACAATCAAATATGAAACGACTACTCTTTTTAATGATGCTGATCATCACAATCCTTTCTTCATGCGGACGGTACAGCACAAAGCAAATGGAAGCAATGAAGCCAGGAGATACAATCTTCGTGGTGAATTGCGGGCAAATTTTAAAAGCGGTTGTCCGGGAAAACCACAAGAAAGAAAAAGTAATGGTCATTTACAGACAGCTCTGTGTAGACCGTTCTTATTGGACAGAAGATATAAGGACATACCAGTGGATATCGAAACACGATTAACTGAAAAATTCTAACCCATAATACATGGAATAAAATGAAGCGTACCTGGAACTACATAACCCAAGATGACTTTCCTACTGATACCTGGGGAGCCATAGTATTTATACTCATTGGCCTTCTGGGGATCATTTTATACTCATAAAAGAACAATTCTATATGTCAAAAAACGAGAACGCAAAAGAGGTAAAACCAGACAAGTTTCATTATCACGAGTTTTTGGACCGTACCCATCTGATACAGGACATGGTGCAAGACCATCTTGCTGACCATCTTGTAGCCACATTTCCGGAAAATGCAGAGTATCGGAAAAGGATTGAGAAAATCCAAAAGCACCTCTGGAAGCTTTACCGGATGACTGGACAAAACAAAAGTTCATGACCTATACTGAAGCAAAAGCAGAATATGTAGTTCTGAAAGAAAGGATGAAAAAGGCCTTTCCTCTCATGAATGAAGAGGAAAAGGAGGCTGCAGAAAGAATGATGGGAAAGATAAGAGATGGTATCAAAAGCGAATCTGTCCAGGAAGGAGAACATTTAGCCATGGTAATGTTCGGCTTCAGAATAGCAGTACAGGCAGCTGAAGGGTTTGTAAAGGGCAGGAACGAAGCTCCCGAGCTTTCCCCCAAACCCGAATTCGACTTCAACGAAAATTAAGCAACATGTCGCTTTTTAACAGGGTGGTGCCCAAACACCCGTTACACGGATTTTTTACAGCTTCAATCCGTTGGGCTCTTCCCTGCGACCCGGATAAAAAGTATCCCTTAATGGGAAGGCTTTATTATGCTTGGCTTGGGGAAGATTACAAGACTGTGAAATTCCTCCTCCGCGAAGGAGAAGGTGCATGGTCAGAAAATCGTGAAGCTGTAATCAAACAAGTTTTAGAACACGAAACCTTTATTTCCTTAACAGAGGTCAAAAGAGACCCGACCTTTGTTATTGCCGAATTTGGACTGCTGACGGACTTAAGCTGGATTGACCGCATACCTGAAGAAGATGATTCTTACAGGCTTGTAGGACAAATCTTGGACCTCAAATCCAAAGCTGCCATGCAGACAATTCAGAGGGCAATGTCTAAGATTGAACAGGCTGCAGAGTTTTTCGAAGAAGTTCCACTTACCCGTGACCCCTTCGACATTTTTGATCGCGAGCTGAAATTTATTGCACAGCTGCAGGAACAAGGAATAGACACTCCTGCTGTAGCTGAGGTGAAAGAGATCCTGAAAAATGCATTGGACAAGTCTAACGACGACCCCGATGCAACAGGTCCGATCATTGTAAAACTTTAATTCCTCAGAATGACAAGAACAGTAAGACCTCCCTTTACAGAAGAGCAGATTAAAAACCTTAAAAAGTATCAGAAGAGAGAGGATCGCCATCCTTTCACTTGTCGCGGACAGTTCTGCGACCGCTCCAAGAGGAGTGATGAGGGTATTTTAATCCCTACTGTAGACGGAATGGTATGCCCATGCGGTAAGTATACGCAAGAATGGGTTCACGACTTCATGGCAGAAAAGCAGCCTGATAAAGGCTATGCAACGCTGAGTATCCCTTTGGCTATTTGTAAGCTGGAGATTACTATAAAATGGAAACACAACTTCCAGAACATGCTACTCCCATGGTTCGGAATAAACTTTAAACCTAACAACCGAAAAATACCCAAAGAATGAGCGAACGCGAAAAAAGGCTCGAAGACGCCTTACAGAAATCCAAAGAAGTGATCGTTGAGCTCCAAGCTGCTGTTGGACAACTCAAGACACCGCCACTGACTTATGCGACTGTAGTACGTACAGGCAATGTAAGCGTAGTTCAGCGGCCTGCAAAGAAAGCCGATTTCGTCCCGGGAAGAAAAGTACTGGTGAGCCTGGAGAAACTCCGGGATTACGGCCTGGTACATCAATCCGGCGAAGTGGTTGAGCCCAGGAAAAACACTGTCATCGTAAGGATGATGCAGGGTGTAAATGCAGAAATCGCCATGGACGATCTCCATGTGGAGGACCCCATCGAAGATTCTATGCCGACTGTCACTGTAAGTGCCCAGGGCAAAATATCCGAAGTGGTGCAGCCTACAGGAATGGAGCTCGAGGAAGGAATGATTGTAACCCTGAATGTCATGGGAGCAATCGTATCCTCTTCTACACTCAAGCAGTACGGAAAGTCTGCTGTTGTAAAAAGACCCATGGATGACGGTCTCTGCGAAATTCTGGAAAGCGACGGCTCCCGGGTGGTATTCGTAGCCAAGAGCATCAACAATCTCGAAAAAGGAGACGTTGTGTTCCTGGATGCTGAAGGCCTGGTAGTCCTGGAGAACCACAAACAGGAAAGCAACGAGTTCACCGTTGAATCTCACATGGACGTAAAATGGGAAAAGATCGGCGGTCTGAAAGAGCTGAAAGCCCAGGTTCATGAGATGGTAGAACTGCCTCACCAGAACCCGGAAGTTTTCAGATTCTACAACAAGACGCCTGCAAAAGGTATCCTGCTGTACGGCCCTCCGGGATGCGGTAAGACCATGGTGGCAAAAGCTATCGCGACGTCCCTGGCCAACCTGTACGGAGGTAACCTGACAGAGAGCGGGTTCCTGTACGTAAAGGGCCCTGAGATCCTGAACCCCTACGTTGGTATGACCGAACAAACTATCCGTAGCCTGTTCGAGCGTGCACGTAAGCATAAGGCAAAGACTGGCTATCCTGCCACCATCTTCATTGATGAGGCAGATGCAGTCCTGCACAAGCGCGGTACAGGTATCTCCTCGGACGTTGACAAAACAATCGTTCCGATGTTCCTGACCGAGATGGATGGTCTCGTAGACTCAGCTGCTTTCATCATCCTGGCTACAAACCGGGCAGATACCCTCGACCCTGCAGTAATGCGTGACGGTCGTATCGACGCGAAAGTACGGGTGAACCGTCCTGACCTGGAAGCAGGTAAGGAAATCATTTCCATCAACCTGGGCCAGACCGTGGTCAAAGACGGTCAGCGTGAAGCCCTGGTAGAATTCATCGCGGAAAGCATCTACACCTCTGAACTCCGCAAGACAGTAAGTGGTGCCATGATCGCAAATGTGGTAGGAGAAACTATCTCCGAAGCAATCCGCCGCGAGATCGCTGCGAAACAAAAGCCTGCTGGCATCGTCCTCGAAGATGCTGAAAAGGCAATTAAAAAACTCAAAAAACGTGAAACTGAGATAACCAGGGAGGTGTCTTTCGAGGATGTTCACCACCCGGCTATCGAAGAGATCCCCTTGTAATGAGAAAAAGTAAAAAACATCCCCAGAAACAGAATCCGCCCAAAGACGGTAAGGGACAGAGCGGCCAAAAGCTTGCTCCAACCAAGACCGAAAACAGTCTGATCGACGAAATCGACGAGCTGTTAGGCAATAAACCTCCTGGAGACAGTCAGTCTCAAAAGGAGCATGATTCTTCGGGCGACTGTGGCTGCTGGGATCAATGGAGGTAGCTTATGCAACATCAAATATTCCAGATAGCCTGCATGTGCGCAGGCATATCTGCGATTGCAATTACCCTATCAAAGGGAAAGATTTTTGCAGCTCAACGGGCGTGGTTAAAAGAAAAGTCCTCCTTCGCAGGGGGACTTTTTTCATGCCCCTATTGCTTGAGCCACTGGATCGTAGTAGCAGTAATGCTGATATGGCCCCAGAAGCTCATAGGAGGCCCAATTTTGGCAGATTATATCCTTTCGGGCTTCAGCCTTATTGGATTTAACGCTGTTTTTATGGGCCTTACAATGCGTCTGCTGCAAATCAATGAAGTTCACGAGAAGGATATTCGTATTGGTGAATGCGAAAAGCTTTTAAAAAGTGCGGTGGAGGCGCTAAAACGAAGACATGAAAAGACGTAAAGACTTGGATTCCAGCGAGTTATCTCCTGGCAACCATATTCTGTACAGAAATCGCGTCATTAAAGTTGATCCGTCTGAGATTCTGGGGTTAGAAATCGGTACTCCGGAATCCACCTTCTACAAGCCTCTCGTTTTGAACACTGAAGTTCTTGAAAAATTTGGATTTCAGATAATTGGCGGACGGTTTTTACACGAAGAGACAGGATTTGCTTTAATTCCGCGTTACAAAGAAAACGGTATAGACATCGACGGCTACTTTGCAGTAGGCTATCCCGGTGTCATCTTCCGTTCAGCACACAATCTTGAGAATTTTTTCAGGATTGTTACATCTCAACCTCTTAAATATTCAAAGCCATGATGGAAAGAGAACAGGACACTGATCTGGCAACGGCTTTCGGCCTTCCTGAGAAGCGTCTTTCAGAAATAAGCGCAGCTCTCCTTGCGTACATCTCCTTTTACGAAAAGAAGGACTCTCGTGGCGTAGGGGAATCTGAGCTTATCAGAGTATCAAAAGAAAGGTTTATTGGGGATGACAGAGAAGCAGCAATGTTTCTCATTTCCCGGTTCAGTGGCAAACACGAGGCCAACGACAAAAGCGGACCAATTCATATGGCCTTTGTTATGCAATCTGCCTATCGTTTTGAAACTGAAAAAGAACTGGCAGCTAAAATCTATGAACGTCTGGAGGCGGACTAATTATGATGAGAGATAACACCAAAAAGTATGCAAGCTCCGCATACGGAATCGACCCGTTTGAAGCCCTAGAAATACTGTCAACAGTTATGGCTTTGGCAGTCTGGGGAGGAGACACTGGCAAAGGAACAAACAGCCTTATCGAAGAGCTGTCCAAAGTCTACAAGGGTTCGCAATTTGCATATGCATCGTTCATTGCAGGTAAGCTTGTGGCTATTCACGATGAAAGGAAAGTCAATCCCAAAGCTAAAAAGCAGGGAGAATTGGGACCTTTACAGGAAGCCTTTGACCTTAAGTCCATAACCATGGAAAAGGACTTCGCGACCTTCAAGACGGTGGTTTTCAATGCTATCGCCTCTCGTATGGAAGGCTATGAAAGCTTGCCTGACCCCAACGAAAACTGATCGCTATGCATATCGAGTATGACGGTGAACCGATGATAATTACTGGGGACTCTGTCCACTGCCCCGGTAAGAAAGCTTGGGCTTCACTAGAGCAAATTAAGAGATTCGTCTTTGAAGACAGGGCAATTCAAAGAAAGAAAAGAGTTGTGGGTACCAACGAAGACAACAAACCCCTGATAATGTGGGACGACGGTACCTATGTACATATCGGATGCCTGAAAGAAACATCCGAATCTTTCCAACAGAAGTTTTTTCAAGTTTTAAACCCATAACAATGGCTATCGCAGAAACTCCCCAACAAAACAAGGAGCTCATCGTTCGCAAAAGCAAAAAGTTCAAACATCTGGCAAAAGCCGATGAAGAGCTGAAAACGAAACTCCGTACCGTCCTGGACGACGAGAGTAAGTCGTATGATGACATCCTGAAGTATGTGAACAACGAAATTAAGGAGTCTACCCGGACAGTTTCCTTCAATTACGTTGTGAAGTGCTTCAAAGAAGACGGTGCATATGCCCTGTCCCGTGCCGTGGAAGCAATCCATGGCTTCACAACGCAGTCGAATGAAAAGACGATGTCGGGCAGCAACCCGCCGTCTATGATCGACGTCCGTTTTGCAGATGGTACACGTAAGAAAGTGCCCTTCGGCCAGATCAGCCTGCCCTCCCTGGGTAAGGATGCCTTTATCGACATGAAGTACGATATCGGTACCCGCAGCATGGTCCTGACCGGCCAGTGCGAAAAGCGCTTCGTCCGCCTCATGGACGAGATCATTGAAGAAACCAAAAACCTGGTTGAAAATGACTCGATCTATCGTGGCCAGGCCATCAAAATCAACGATGAGAACCAGTCCCCTGAGTTCATCAACCTGGACGGTATCAACAAGCAGATGCTATTCCTGACCCGCAGTGCACAGCGGTCTACAAAGTCCATTGAAGCCCGTATTGAACGCTCTGAAGCATGCGTGCTGAAGGGTGTAGACCTGCGCTTCGGTGTCCTGTTGGAAGGCCCCTACGGTACGGGTAAGACCCTGTACGCGTTCAAGCTGGCCTACAAGGCTATCCGCAACGGCTGGTCGTTCGTTTACTGTCCCAAGCCGGAAAAGGCTTTGTATGTGATGGAAGTTGCCAACATGCTGAGCAAAAACGGTAAAGGCGTGGTCGTCTTCCTGGAAGACGTGGACCACATCCTGGGAGAGCGTAACAACATGACCAACCAGATATCGGTTCTGATGGATGGTGGTGAGACGAAGTCCAACAACGTCATCACGATCATGACTACCAACCACGTCGAGAATATCGATCCGACCTTCCTGCGTGGTAAGCGTATCGGTACCATCGTGACCCTGGAACATCCGGACGCAGCAACTGCGAAGCAGATGATCGAAGCGTACCTGGTAGATGAGAACCGTAAGAGCATCCTGGTGGATGACTGCACGGAAGCAGCTCAGGAGATGGAAAACCTGAAGATCGTACCGGCCTTCATTGCGGAAATCCTGGATCGCGTGAAAAGTCACCTGGTTTACAGTGAAGAAAGAACTGTGAGCAATGCTGACATCATGGATTCGATCAAGGACTACAAACGCCAGATCGATATCGCCGCACTGCGTACATCGAAGGTTTCCAAATCTGAAGAGTTCGTGCAGGCTCTGCGGGACGTCCTTCGTCCTGATCCTCAGCCGGTTACGGAATCTACGGTGGAAGATATCTTCAGCCGCGCAGGCATCAAGGTTCTGCCTAAGAAAGCCTAAGCTTTCAAATAATAAATCCTACTGGGCTTCGGCCTGGTAGGATTTTTAACTTACCCTTTATGATCAAGCTGAACATCGAACATGACAAAAAGACGCTGGCTTCAGCTTTTGGTATCTCTGATGAGAGACTGAAGGCGATAGTTGAGGAGTTCAACGAGTTGTGTAAAAACAACGAGAAGAAGAAATCCCTCAGTCTGGAGGTTGCATCTATTGTATGCAATACTCAGGAGGAGCTGGTGTGTATCTCCTTTATGTTAGGAGAGATGGCCTTTGCCCAGCACGGCAGACAAGGTCCTATTGTCCTCAAACTTAAGCCATGATAATCCTTTGCATTGCCTTAATTATCATCTGTGTCCTTCTGGCAATAGGCGCAGCAGTTGTATCACTTGCTTACTTTGATGCGGAAAGAGAAGTTCTTCACATGTACCGTTATTCTGTCAGAAGACCTGGCGTTAAGTACATCAAAAAGAGCTGGTTACGCATGAAGCTCAAAAAGCTTTTGCATATTTAGCCATATACTGTAAGCAAAGTGCTGCATACTTGTACAAAACATCATAAAGTTGCTACTTTTATGCCATTATGGCATTAGTAACACTAAGTAATGGCAAGGTCATTGATGTCGATCTGCTGTGGTATTTATCCCTTAGCGATGCTGAATACCAAGAGCTTATAGCTATGGATTCGGGATTCGAAGTCGAAAATCCTTTTCATGGTTCGGTACTGTCAAAACGTCCGCCCATTGAGGAAGACGACGAAGTCGAAGATCTGAAGCCCTTGGATCAGCTAACTGACGAAGACCTTGAACTTCCAGAACGAGATGATGTATAGGTCCCTTAGCTCAGTGAGGTAGAGCGACGAGCTTTCAATCTTGTAGGTCATGGGTTCGATTCCCATAGGGATCTCTTTCCTTAAAATTTTGTATCTTTAATTATGAAACACTCCACTATGTTGTGAATTGCAAGACAAACGTAAGCTGGTTATAGTGACCAGAAAAGACCTAACTCCAGGTCAAAGAGCAGTGCAGTCTACGCACGCCGTTGTAAATTTCATTTTCGAACATCCATCAAGAGCCGGACCGTGGTTCAAAGAGTCTAACTACCTTGTACAACTCGAGGTAGATGATGAGAGAGCTTTGCACAAATTAATAGGAAAGCTTGATTATCATCAGATTTGTTATACAGTATTCCGAGAGCCAGATATGGACAACAGAATTACTGCTGTAGCAATTGAACCCAGTCCTTTAACCCAAAAAGTGGTAGCTAAAATTCCGCTACTGTTTAAGTATGAACAAACAAACCTCAGTATCCCTGAAAACAATGGGGATCAAATGCCGCGTGTACAACAAAGTACGAAAAGCCTTGTATAAGAAAAGGCTCGAAGATTTCACGCCTACTGAAAAGGAAGCATTCTTCGATCAGCTCTTCGCTGACAACCATGAAGCTCACTGGGAGCTGATCAACTACAAAGACAAACGCCGCAAAAAGGCTATTCTCGAAACGGAACGTCGCCGCAGACAGCCTGAAAAGGAAAACAAGCGTAAAGAACGGGTCCTTCGCATCTATGAGAATGTATGCGAAAGAGTGCATAACTTCAAGGTGGAAATGGCCAATCGTGAACTGACCCGTCAGGAGCAGATGCAGTATGAAGGGCTGCTCGACATGCAGGAGAGATATCTCCAGGCATATCAGGAGAGCCGGTCCGCAGTGCCTGCGTAAACCTTATTTTCAAACCTTTAAAACTTACACCAATGGTGAAGAACTCCATGAGCCGAACGGTATAAGACTGACAAAACAGTCTGAAACCGTTTTATGGCTCAGAAACAGACCCAAAAAGTCAAAGGCTGCCGCAAGTGTGGCCGTGGTAAAAAACGTGCTGCAGGTAAAGGATCTGCCTTGTCTCTCTTCGTGAGGGGCAAAATCTCTGCAGCTGACTATTTCAAGGCAAGCAATCAGTCTGTTAAGCATGCTTAGCAGAGCGTTCCCCGTTTCTACGGGGGACTTTTTATCGCGGAATGGCGCAGGGGTAGCGCGTGTGACTCATGATCACAAGGTCGGCAGTTCGAGTCTGTCTTCCGCAACTGTTCATTGTATTATTTTTTTCTTTTTTAGGAGAAGCCCGGTGTGTCTACACTGGGCTTTTTTAACTTTCCTTAACCTGTAAAACCAACCACTATGGCCGAAAAAGTTTGCTGCTGTGCGCAGGGAGACGGAGTTTCTATCCATTACAGCGATGGAAGAAGGACGTTTATACCCTTCGTATGGATTGACCAACATCATGTAAAACCTTTCCCTCTTAAAGGAAAGAGACCGGATTATGAGCAGGATAAGTATACCCCGCTCCAGAACAGGCATTATCGGATTGCAGTCTATGGCCTTGCAACAATTCCGAAAGCGGAAATTGAAAAAATGGACGAAAAGAAGTTAAAACTTCTGCGTTCGAAGTTTTTGCAAGCTCAAAAAGAAATCAATCGAATGAAGAACGAGGCTTTAGACCGGCACTTTTTCTTCCTCATGACGAAGGTATTCAAAGAAAAAAAGTCTTCAAAAGTGGTTCAAATGCTCAAAGCCGAATACAGCGACCAGCATGATGCTGTTTTGAACACCTTACCTTTATCAGAGCTTGGTATTACCAAGGACATGGTAGTTGAAAGACTGCTTAAAGCGAACATATTAGACCGGAGAGTCTTTAATCTCTGAGTCTTCAGTAAGTCCTTGATTTTCAGCAGCTTCGTCTAGAGTAGCCATGAGAATGGCTAATGTCTCCAGATGGTATTTGTATTCACCTGGATCTTCCGTACTTAGTGCGGCGAATTCCATGAACAGTGCGGACAGTCTCTCATAGAAGGAAGATGAGAAATCAATTCCTTTTATGAGGGCCCCGTGCTTAAGTGTTTTAGTTGTTTCCATACTACAATTTACGAAATCATGATGATATTCGATCTACCCAGAAATATCTCCATCTTAGATATCAGTTTGCTTACCTCAAAGGAAAGGATTCTTTTATACAAGGAGTACTTGAGAGAAAAGGAAGCCATTTTGACCTTAAAACAGTGGGAAAATAGGACTTTTGGAGCTAGCAACCGTCCTTTCCGTGCAAGAGCTGTCTATACTGGACAGGAGTACCTACGCCTTTGTAAGCTTTTCAAAGTTAAGGAAAGAAGAGGTCGCCGCCTTGCTATATGGTCTGTACGTCAAACAAAATCAAAGCTTTATGGCAGGTATGGGTTTAGAAATTCCATTCGTGTAAATATAGTAGGAGAAGCACCTGACAATTTCAAAGCCGTCTTCATTGACCGCATTATCGAAAAAAGCCGAAAAACATTTAGAAATGCTCATTATCGAAAAAGCAAATCTGCTACTAAGCCCCCCGTACCTGACTTATGATCTTGCATCAGAAATCTTTCAGTTTATAGGAAAAAATCTTGAAGAAGACTGGGTTCCGGTAATTCTTGAAATTTCTAAAATCAGACTGACTGAGCTTTCTGAAGAGCATAAAAATAAAGGCTTCTGGATGATTGCAGCTTTGTATATTCCAACACCAGATTTCCCCACAAATTCCAAATACAAAAAGAAAAAGCTTTTCTGGAAAAAGGATAAGGGCTTCAAAATCAGAAGTATAGTGAGGGCAATTTCTACAAGCTACTATCTTGAAATGGGACATAATTTTATGAGAGGGAATACTACTAAGGAATTTCGTTATTTAAAAAAGAATAGTTATGATAATCGCTGAATATCCAAGTATTATAGGAGGAAGAGTTAGAGGAAAAATGGAGTTTGTGAGAGTATTCATCCCATTCATCAGTAAGGATAGTAGTAGTCCTTTCGAGGATATGCTGCTCCTTAAAAAAATAATACCTGAACTGCAAAGTAATCGTTTAAATATTATTCTGTCAATCTACAGAGTTTATCTCTATAGGTGCATGAAAGGAAAGCTAAGTTTACATACTTCTTTACATTCTGTTCGGTTTTCTTATATTCGGCATAAAAAAAGACCTGAATTTTTTTGGCAAAAATATCCTAGTATTGTGCACTCACGTCGGAGAGAAAAACTTAAATTGCGTAAAATTCTTAAACTTTTAGGTGAAGATCATTATATATGATATTGAGGTATATGGTGGGTTCTTCCTGTTTTGTGGACTGAACCCCGAGAGTGGGGAAATGCACAGCTTCAGACTGTCCAAGACAGTCAATGAAATTGATGGAATGCTGCGTTTCCTAGAGAATCATAAGGAATTCTACTTTGTCGGATATAATAACGTCAGATATGACTCCCAGGTTGTGGAGTATATCGTCCGTAACAATAGTAGCTGGTACGATCTTCCAAACGAGAAGATCCTGGAAAAGATTAAACGGTTTTCTAATGACGTCATAGATGACCAGGATTATGAAAGCTTCCCTCCTTTTAGGGAGTGGCAAATAAGTTTTAAGCAAATAGACCTGTTCAAAATCCATCACTTCGATAATAAGAACAGAGCTGCTTCCTTAAAATGGATAGCTTTTATGATGGACATGGAAGACATAGAAGAGCTTCCATATGATCACTTTCTTGTAGATCTGAATGATGAACAGACTGCAAACATTGAAAAGTACTGCTGGAACGACGTAAAAGTTACCCACCGTTTCTACCTATACACAATTGGTGAAACGACAAGTGACTTTTACAAGGGCAAAAATAAGATTCAGGATCGTTTAGATATTATAGACGAACTTGGATTTCCTGCACAAACTTTAAACTTTTCTGATGTAAAAATTGGAGACGAAATTAACAAACGTGGATACTGCAACATCAAAGGGATCGACGAGAAGCAGCTTTACGAAATAAGGAAGCGTCGTGGTCTCACAAGGAAGCTGACGTTTGGGGATTGTATCCCTTCCTACGTCACTTTTGAAAGCCCTGAGCTTAAAAAGTTTCTGGATAAGGTAGCCCCCATCCGTGTAAAGATGAGCTCTGCAAAGGCTCCTCAACGCTTCCAAATCAAGTTTAGAGGAAACACGTATGTCGTAGCCCGAGGAGGCATTCATACTGCTGAAAAAGCCCGTATTATTATCCCTCAAGAGGATGAGATTCTCCGGGATGCAGACGCAGGTTCTCAACACCCCACAGCCATTGTAAAGAGAGGTTTGTTCCCAGATCATCTCGGGCCGGAATGGCTTATTAACTACAAAAAGACCATTGATAAACGGATGGTTTACAAGCCTTTAGCTGAGGAAAATCCTAAGTATAAAGGTCTTTCAGATACTTACAAGCTTGCTCTGAACGGAGGAGGCTTTGGTAAGACCATTGATGCTACGAACTGGCAGTACGGTCCAGAAGTTGGATTTGGCTGCACAATTGGAAACCAGTTCGAGATACTTATGCTTGCTGAACGTATGGAACTAAATGGCATAAAAGTACTTTCAGCTAACACTGATGGTATAGTATGTTTGTTTAAGAAACGTCAGGAGGAAAAGTATAAAGAGGTTTGTAAATGGTGGGAAGAAACAGTAGGTAACACTGAAATGGGAAAGCTTGAATATTCTGATTTCAAGATATTGGCCCAAGAGTCAATCAATCACTACGTAGCAGTAAAGACAAACGGAAAATTGAAGATTAAAGGAAGATTTGCTACGGAATGTGAGGTGAACAAAAACAACACAAAAGATTTAGGAAGAATAGAAAGAAGGGCAATCGTTGAGTATTTTGCTCACGGTACGCCCATTGAAGAAACCATACGTAACTCAAGGAATATCTTTGAGTTTATGATAGGTGTTAAGTCGTCAAAAGACTATCATTACGAAACGATAGGTACTGAGACTTTAGTTTACAAGAGAATAATTCGGTTTTACGTCTCCAAAGAAGGCGTGAAACTCTTAAAGATAAAGAACGAAGATTCCGATGCTCCCGGAGCTGCTATGAGTCGTATTGTGGACGGTTATTACGTCACTATTATGAACCATAAAGTTGATATGCCCTGGGAAGATTACGGAATCGATTACAGTTATTACATTGACAAGGCTAAAGAGATTGTATCACTTATCGAAGGAAAAGCCTTAGGTCCAAAGAACCAATTAAGTCTGTTTTAATGAAAACTTACGCAATAGGAGCTAAACTAGGAGACTTTATACACGGTCTCCTAGTTCCTAGCTACATCTACCAGACAACTGGAGAAAAAGCTCTTGTGTATATATGTGAAGAAGGATGCTCATTTACAACAGGTATTCAGAACACGTACAATGAGCTGTTCCCAATTATGAAAGATCAGGACTTTGTTGAAGGATTTGAAATCCATAAAGGCCAAAAAGTTGATTACGAAGTTTTTAGGTTTAGGGCTGATCCAGGACTTTTCAGGGATTCCTGGCCAGAAATCTATTTCCGTATGACAGGAAAACCCAGAGTGAAAGATTTCAGCTGGATGACATGTAAGAATCCTGTTGCTAACGACGTAGTAATCAACAGAACGGTACGTCAGATGAGTGAAAGCACTTTGGATATGTATAAAAATCTTGTCAAGGAGAGCGACGTTTTCGTTTGCTCAGATATTGAACAATACAAAGCCTTTCCTCTCAAAACCAGACTATTTCATTGTATAACCCTATACGAAATGTTCCAGAATATCGCTGGGGCAGGTCTGTTTATAGGAAACCAATCCGCCCCTCTTGCAATGGCATCTGCTCTCGGAGTTCAAAGATGGGCAGAGTTACGTCAATCCCCGGATGCTCCTCACTACTCTCAAGAGGATAGTTCCAAACTTAAATTCTTTATAGGAGACTAGCTTATGAACATTAAAGCAAAAAATCTTAGTCATCTCCAAGTAGGTGACAGAGTGATCCGTTATTTGTCGGATCGCGCAGTATCTATGGCAATGGTTGTCGCATCTAAAAAAGATGGGATTATTACATGCGGTCCTGTCGAAGATTCGGCGATCATAAAAGAAAGAATTGTAGCCGCTGCAAGATGGGCAGGCATGAGTGATCTGCAAATCAATGAGATAATGGCAGACACTAAACTTCCAACATGGGATTTTTTGGAAGCTACGGGTGCTGAAGTGGATGAAGATTTGGGGTGGGACGGAATAACAAAAACAGGGAGTTGGATATGCGAAGAGCCATTATAGGTGACACACACGGCAGGAGTTTATGGAAACGTCTTGCCTTCCATAAAGATATCGACGAGATAGTCTTTATCGGAGATTATGTAGATAGTTGGGATATTCCAGGCAGTGCTCAGGTTGAGAACTTTTTGGATATCATAGCTTATAAGAAGTCCTCAGAAAAGATTGTCAAAATGCTTATAGGCAATCATGATCGCCAATACTTTAAAAATAGTACTGAAACATACTCCGGCTTTCAGGAAGCTAATGCTACAGTTATCCGTCATGTCTTTGAGGAAAACATGGAGCATCTTCAGATGGCGTATGCTTTTGGAAACACTGTATGTACACATGCAGGAGTTGGGGATTACTGGTTGGGAGCTACCTTATATAAGGGAGATTTCTCAGCACAAAGCATTGCCGACCATGTAAACTGGGTATGGAAAGAACGCCCTGACCTTTTTGACTTTTCAGGAATAGACGGGTATGGGGATGATATCACACAAACCCCTATCTGGATAAGGCCCCAAAGTTTGTTTGCAGGAAGTCAAAAAATTGCTTTGGCTGGTACGAAACAAGTTGTTGGCCATACTGGAGTAAGAGATCTTATCTATCGTGAAGATATGCCTTTTACAATGATAGATGTGCTTTCTTCTCAGGATAAAGTACTTGTCGAAGAAAATGGCGTTTTTTCAGTTTTAGAATTTTAACAAGACTGTCTATGGAATCAAATCAAGAGAAACCCCGTATTGGATACGACTATCTTCCTCCAGAGGAAAAGCTTAAGGTCTTACAGTACTGGGTTTCTAAAACCATAGACATTAAGTGTAAAATAGCTCTTGGAGGAAAAGTCCATCCAAAATTGCAAAGTGCTGTTGATGACATCAGAACCTTTGCAATGAGCCGCTGCAGAAAGCTTATTCCTGGAACAATGGAGTATGCAAAAATTCATGCCAGATACTGCTTCTACTGCAAGGCTTTCCTTACAACAGAAAGAACCTTGCCTGTCTTGCCAACAGAACTTACCGTCGATCATTTTTTCCCTAAGGGCCATGAGTTTCGCCAATCTAACATTCATGTGATATGCTGCGTTTCGTGTAACTCATGGAAAGCTGACAAATCGCCAGAATCTTTGATAGAAATACTTTCACAAAAGAAAGAAGTTCCCAAAGGCTGGACCAATGAGACTCTCAGACGGATAAAAACTATAATGCGGCATCATCAATACAATATCTATTACAACGGATATTTTATAACCAAACGAAAAGACAGAATATGAAACAATTCTTTTTCACCTGCTTAAGTGTATTCTTCCTTATTAGCCCTTTCCTTGCGGCTGATATTTTCGGCATTGTGTGGTTCTACTTGCTATTCACAGTGTCTTGGATACCCTTTGTATTATGCATCTCTAAACTTGTAAAGTAATGAAAGAGCTTGATTATCAACCGCAAATTAACAATTTCGTCAGCGAAATGGTTAAACACGTTCCAGAAAAGTTTAACGAAAAAGGAGGGTTTCCAACCAGCTTTATGATCCTTTGCAAAGCACCGGGGAAAGATAATTTTCCTGTTGTGGTTGTAGACCTGAACGGGGCCATAGAAGAACATAAAGACATAATAGCTAAAATACTGCCCGAGATCATCAAAACATTAGAGACACAAAAATTACAACCTTTGTGTACAGCTTTTTGTTCGGAAGCATGGATGAGAGATGGGAGTGTGAAAGGTACGGAGTTTGAAAACCTTGACGAACAAGAACTTATGGATTCTGAGAAGTTTTTGAAGTATTACAGAAGCCTTCCTAAAAAAGAAGGTCTATTTCTCAGCATTGAAACTGAGTTCTCTTCTGAAAGCTACTTCTCTGAAATCATACGGAGCGAAGATTCTGCAGTTGCAGGACCGTTAAATACTATGAATGTAGGAAAAAGCACTGGCCGCTTTGCAAACCTTTTTCAGAAATTCCAATTCAACGACAACTAATGAAAGAATTTATAGTAGAAGACTGGGATGGTAAAGACATCTACGGGAAGAAGCTTCTTGTAACTGTCAAAAAGGACGGAATGCTACTGCGCAGAACTGAAGACGGACGGATTGTAACAAAGGGAGGAAAACAAGTTTATAATCTTCCTAATGTTATAATTAATCCGGGGTTTGAGTATGCAGAGCTCTTTTGTGGATCATGGGGTAAAACCATGAGTATTGCCCGGGCTTCTAAAAGTCCAAGACGTCCAATCACAGTGAATGAGATTTACCCTCTCCATCCTATAGTTGATAACAGGTTGACAACTTTCCCTCCAGACACAGAGATGATTTTTGACGATGAAACGAAACGCTTTGTCTGCACACATATCAAATCAAATGATTTAAAGAAGCAACTTGAGATAGTCTTAGCTCTTAAGCATGAAGGATTAGTAGTGCATGACTTGGAAACTGGACGTAAAATCAAAGTAAAGCCAAAAAATACTGTAGATATCAAAGTTCTTGGTATTGTAAGAAGCCGGGCAGCTGCACACTATGGTATGCTGAAAGAGTTCATTACAGAAGCTGGTGCAGTAGGCGTAGGTCTTACTCGTGAGCAACGCCAAAAATATATGACAAAATCCATGATTGGAAAAATCATTGAGGTTGAAGTCATTGGAGGTTATACTTCCAAAGGCAAGTTCAGAAGTGCTAAATTCATTCGTGTCAGAGAAGACAAGTCTTAAAAATTTTGGAAAAGCTTTTGTCAAAACGTATATTTGCCTTATGAGAACTGAACAAGAACTCCTTCAGGAAATGAAGGGTACTATCGACAATCACAGAGGTGATAATACGTCTTTAGCGGAAGCTTTGTTCAAGCTTGCCCACCAGTTCTATGTAAAAGAGCTTAAGCTTCAGGATTTTGCAGAGGCTTTCCGTGAGATCTTCCCGTCTGTAAAGCTGCCGACTGGCAAAAACTTTAAGTCCAATCTTCGTGACATCGAAAAGAAGTTGGTCTTTTTCTTTAAAAACTACGACTACGCTCCAGAAACTGTTCTGGAAGCTGCTAGGCAGTATGTAAATCACGCAGAATCAGTGCGTTATAACTACATAAGAACTGCAGCCTATTTCATACACAAAGCTGGTGAAGGATCAGATCTGGCAGATTGGTGTGAAAGGGTTATTTTACCAGAATCTACTGAGAATCAAGAACCTACACAAACGTTCTTGTAAATGATTGAAACTCCCTGGAAGCATATTTCAGAGGTTACTGGTGAAGTTCGAAAGTATATAGACGACCGTCGGAAAGGATTAGTAAAATCCCTGCGAACAGGTTTTGTCAAACTTGATGCTTCTAATATTGGCGGTATTGAATGGGGTACTACCCTAACTATCGGTGCTCGCCCTGGTGTAGGCAAAAGTGTGTTCAGTCAATGCCTACTGAAAGGCTTTTTAACCCATAATGATCAGGACTTTGATGTTCTGGACTTTACATGGGAAATGCCGACCAGAATGATTCTTATAAGGGACCTTTCTAGGGACCTGAAGCGAAGTTATAAGTACGTATGCTCTGCTGACAGGAATGTCATCAGCGATGATGAAATGGACAAGGTTGATTCTCTTATTGATGACTATGACACTTTGCCTATATTCTTTGTCGAGAAACCTGACACTACGACAGGTTTTGCGGATACTGTACGACGCTTCCAAGACAAACGTAAAAGAAAACTTTTAGTAAGGGTTGACCATACGATCTTGGCCAAAATCTCTCAGCATGAAGGAGATAGAGTAAGTATGCTCTTGAACCTGTTAAGTAAGGCTAACGATATCAAAAAGGAAAGAAAGGATGTTACCTTTATGTTCCTTTCGCAGCTAAATCGGGAGTTTGAAACCCGACAGGACGAAGGTACCGAAAAGGCATTTCCTCAGCAGTTTGACTGCTTTGGTGGTGATGCAGCTGCAATGTACTCAGAAACAATGATCTTGCTTAATAAACCCAGCAAGTATCAGATAAAGTATTACGGAAAACGCCCTCATGGAATGGAGGTTGAAAGGCATGACATCTTTGCACACATTGTGAAAAGTCGTAATGCTGCTCCAGATCTTATAATTCGTTTTCGTGAGGATTTTGAAACAATGTCAATTCAAGAGATGTGAGTAAAAAAATTCCAAACCCCATACGTTCAGTAATTCCACATTTTATACTGAAAGGTAAAGAAGTTGTCAAGTGTGACAACGTTTTAGAATGGGCTAAGTGGTACGAAACCGCAGATCGAACTGTCAAAATAACTGTACTTCGTAAAGACCCAGAGATGATAATCTCTACTGTATTTTTGGGTGTAGCCTATCACGGTGGCCAGTTTGAAACTATGATATTTGGAGCTAACTCTTCGGATCAATATCAGGTAAGATACGATACATATGATGAAGCATTGAAAGGGCACGAAGAACTCGAAAATATGATTATTGACTGATGGATCGTGACCAAATCCAAAAAGAAGCTCAAAAACTAGGAGTTGCCCATCCGAGACTTATTGTACAATGGCCTACAGGAAGTGGTAAAGGAAAAGCCTGTATGATGATACTGGATAAAGCACCAACTACTCTTAAGTGGCTGGTGCTTGTTCCAGAACTCATCCAAATTGAAAATCTTAAGAGAGATATTGAAAAGCATGGCTTTCAACACCTCTACGACAAGATTGAGGCTATAGAATGCTATGCCTCGTTTAAAAAGTATAAAGGAAGAAAATTGAATCTTTGGCTTAATGAGTGTCAGAGATTGTCAGAACTGCGAGAAGATATTGCACAAACAGTTGAGTGTGAAAGAATTGTGGCAGATTCTGCTACTATACCCTATGATGTTAAAGAGAGACTGATAATGCTTGGAAACTTTTCCGAGTATAAGATCACCCTCTCAGACGCGATAGAAGGCGGGTTATTACCAAGACCTTCAATACATGTTGTCTATATGGACTTAGACAACGTTGTTAAAAGAAACGAATACAAAGGAAGAAAACTGACAGATCGTCAGTTCTATGATATATTAGAAAATCAGATTGACTACTGGAAAGGGCGTGTGGATAATGAACCCTGGGCTGCTAATAGGCTGAACGCTATAGGAAGTCAGCGAAAGAAATTTCTTGCAGAGTGTAAAAGTCCTGTAGTAAGAGATATTCTGCTAAAGCTAGGCCCAAAAAGAACGTTGTGTTATGTCGGTTCAGTAGATCAATGCAATGAGCTTGGAGGACCATATGCTGTTAATTCGAAAAAAACTAAACAGCACAACCTCAAGGTTTTAGAAAGGTTTAATAACATGGAGATAGATCGTATCTTCATGAACAGAATGGGACGAGAAGGTCTTAATCTGGAAGGAATACGGGCTGTTATAATCACGCAGCTTAGTAGTGGAAGAGATGAGGGGCTGGAGTTTATCCAGTCTACAGGAAGAGCGTTACGTTCAGATAAACCAGAAATCTATCTGGTCATCTGTAAAAACACAATGGACGAGAATTATCTCGCAAGAGCATTGCAAGTACTAGATCAGAAGAAAGTAAAAATTGAGTATTCAGAATTTGGAGAGACGCAGGATTTTCTTTAGATTTGTAGTAATGTTTAAAAAATTGCCAATTAACGAAAAAGGAGAACTATTTGAAAATGAATATGCTATAGAATCTCCGAGAAATCTTGTTATAGTCAGTTTCCCAAAGATGGGAAAAACCTACAACATGGTAAATGTTCCAAACTTCCTAATCGGAGACGCCGAAAAAGGAACTGAGTTTTTCAAAGCGAGAAATGCAGTGAGCCTTATCGAACATTCTTCTGATCAGGAATTTGTAAAAGTAACATCCGGTGCTTATATTCCTTCAGGAATATTTGAAACCGTAGACGAGCTCAACCAGATTAACCGTATGGAAGAATACTGGAGGCTCAGGAACCTGCTAGAAAAACCAGGTTCTGCACAAGACAAGAAAAAAATTCATCAGGATTTAATTGCTCATCTACAGGGCATGAAATTTCCTATTTTTGCAATAGATACAATTACTTCTCTTCAAGAGCTGAATTGTGCTGCAGCTTTAGCTGAATATAATGCTACGCATACTGCCGCTGCCCAAAAGACTAACATCAAAAGGGTAGATGACTATGGCGGAGTAAATTATATCAGACGGAATTTTGCAGGTATTAAAGCCTTTATAGAGAACAACGCTGCACCATTCATAATCTGGAATGGCCACGTTGCTGAGAAAAAGAAAGTGCTCCGTAAAGGAGAAACAGAGATTTCGGCAGTTGATATTGCCCTTGACGGACTTTTGTCCACGACATTCACACATAAGGCAGATTCAGTGTGTGTTTTCTACAGGAACGAAAAAGGTTGTTTCCTGGATTTTACAAAGAAAGACGAGACAGATCTCGGCAGTCGCCCTCAACATTTATCAAATAAGATCATCAAAATAGCCGATCTTAACAAAACAGACAAGGAGGGGAATGTAGTAGAAAGAGGTTTAACCTATTGGGAGAAGATTTATCCTGAGTTAAAATTCTAAACTATTACAAATGGAAATCACAAAACAAAAAGAAAGGGAATCGTTTTCAAAAAAAGTCGGGATTGGTGAATGGAAAGTACTTGCATTTAATCCTACCCGCAAAGAACTCAATCAACTTTTAGGACGTCCTGATGCAGAGGATGACAAAGAAATCGACTATGTCGGTGAGAATGCAGATGGGAAAAAAGCTTTGAGGCTTACCGTTTGGGTACAGGACGTAAAATCAGGCTACAAGACTAGCCAAACATTCTTCTTAGAGGATGTCGATGCAAAAAGCAAATCTGGAAAGCTCCAGTTCATCAACGCTGTAGGTAAATCAACTTTCAAGGATTCAGAAGCCAATCTTGACGACTGGTTCAAAAAAGCTCTGACTTACCGGGTTGCAAAACGTGGCGAAGCTGATCTGATGGAGTTTGTCCGGAACTGGATGATAAATGTCGAGCTCAATGTTGACAAAGGTGGAAGCCGAAACAATATTCTGCTGGACATGAACAAGCTGTTCAAAGGAAATGTAAAAGAACTGAACGATCTGATTCGTTCTGAATATGATGGAACTATTGTCTCTGTAGCCATGATTAAGACGAAAGGTGGTGCAGAAGGCGAACCTGTTAAGTATTATCAGAGTCTTTACACTAGGAAATTCCTTCCTGGGTACTGCATGAAATATTTTGATGGGACAGCTAAAGGTGCTATGCCAAAATATGTTCAAGAGTTCATTGATTCTCTGGAAGGAGAGTATGGACCTAAAGACTACTTCGTCGTAGAGCCGTTGAGAGATTACGTAGAAGGTGAAAATCCAATGTCTACAGACTCTCCCATCATAGGAACTAACAAGTATTAAGAGTCTCATATACAGTTACGTTTAGAGGGGGGAAACCTTGGCCGGGGACCCTCCTCTTTTTTACAAAATGCTTATCAGGAAAACTAATACTAAGTTAAGGGTACAAGAGATACTCAAGAAAGTAAGCGAGTATGATATTTACCGTTTCTATTTAGGAAAAGAATTCCGAACAGGAGAAGTATTTTCGTCACCGCTCAGGGAGGATCGGAATCCATCCTTTATGATTAGTTCTCGCGGGGGAAAACTACACCATGTGGATTTCGCTCGCCCTGAGTATAACGGTGGCTGCTTTGACTTTGTCATGCAGAAGTACGGAGTTGCTCTTATTGACGCTTTAAAGATTATTGTACGGGATTTTAAGCTTGGGGATGTTGATGTTACAAGAGAACCAACCCCCATACCTGCTAAAGAGAAAACTCAGAATATCCTGCAGATAATGCCCAAAGAGTTTACACTCAAAGAGTTGCAGTATTGGTCGTCTTATTATCAAGGACTTCCCGAACTCCGTGCAGAGAATGTATTTTCTGTAGGAAAAATCTTCCTGAACAAAGAACTATATCGGTTAGAGGATAACGAAATGGTTTTCGCTTATCTTTATGAAGAAAAATACTGGAAAGTTTACCGCCCCCTGGTTAAGGGTCCAGGGAAATGGCTTTCCACAGTTCCGTTAGCTGTTATGGATGGCTTAGAAGCTATCCGCAATGAAAGGAATGTTGTATGTACCAAGTCTAAGAAGGACAAGATGGTATTGAATCATTTGGTTGCTTGCTGTTCTACCCAGAACGAGAGTGTAAATGCATTGAGTGATGATTCTATAACATGGCTTAAAGGAGAGGTAAGAGGCGATGTGTTTATTAACTTTGATAGTGATCCTCCGGGAGTTGAGAACTCTATGAAGGTAACTTCCAAGTTTGGATTTAAGCATGTTAATGTACCGTATTCCTTCTTAGACGAAGGTATAAAAGACTTTGCAGAGCTAGCAAGAGTCTATGGTTTGAGAAAAGTAAAAGAGCTTTTTAAACAAAAAGAGATAATATAAACCCAAAGTCGTAATATGAAAAAGAAAGCAGAGGCACCGGTTGTTGCTCCGGAACCCGAAATTATGATGGAGAACTCAAGGTTCTCTTATCCCATTGGTATGAAGATTTTCACCCGGAAATACCCGGATTTTGAGACTTTTGCCAAGTCTACATTTCTCCCCAAAGGCGGAGGAATTCCTGAAAAGGTGAAGGCAGACTGGGATCTGTATAAGGAACAGGAACTGACAGTAACAGAAGCTCTATCACTCACAAACCTGGAATCTCGCCGTGTATGTTTCAAGTACATCGGGATTGAAAACATTTTCAAGCAGCTGAAACCTGAAAAGGTTGATGCTCAGACTATTCACAAAAACACCCGGGTTACAAAAGAAGGTACTCTCGCAGAGTTCGATGATACCTACGAACTTTATCAGGTTAAAAGTGAGCGTCTGGCAGGGGATAAGGAATCAGAAAGGATGCGTCGCATCTCTGACTTCTACATCCTGCGCTGTAACTGCACTTCTACCGGACGGGAGTATATGATCTATATCCCTGACCTGTGGAACAACCCCGTAGGTATGCTGAGGAACCTCAGGGTAGGTCCGAAACCGGATGCTATTGAAGCAGTTGCCTGGACTATCCAGGTGGATGTTCCTGAAGGACAAATCGAAGAGGTTGTCCGTGCAGGAGACTGTATCATGGTCCGCCCTGTGGAAAACTATACCAAGTGTGAGCGTCGTCACCTCACCAAAAAGGAGTACCTTGAGCGTCTGACGATGGAATCCTAAGTGTTCAATTTTTAAATCACATACGTATGGAAAAGAAAACAAGCAAAAAACTGTTGCTCCTCACAGGTGAGGGTGCTAACAGTCACGTTCTGGAGGCTGAAGAAATTCAGCATGATGACGTGAAAACGGAAGAGCTGTCCGAAATCCACGTTGGGGACAACGGTAAGTTGACCCACGTAGATCCGGCTGGCAACCCTGCAGAACACCACACCATTCCTATCAAGAAGGGTAAGTGGCTCGTCGGCCATCAGGTCGAATGGAATGCGTTCGATAACTCAATCTCCGGTGTGTTCGATTAATGAACTACGAGAGCTTTGAGCCGTATCTTGGAACCTGGGGACCTAAGTTGAAGAAATTCATCGAGGGTCCCCAGTGTGACAGGATATACGAGTATCTCCAAAAACGATCTAGGGAAGGAAAGACAATACTTCCCTCTTGGGAAAATACCTTCAAGGCTTTTCAGAAGACTCCTTTTGATAAGCTTAAGGTTATTTTCTTCTTGCAAGATCCCTACCCTTGGATAAAAGATGGAAAGGTAGTAGCTGATGGTATAGCGATGTCCTGTAGCAACACCAAAATTGAGCAGCCTTCTTTAACTGCCTTTTATGATGCTTTAGGCTTGTCTCCAAAAGAGAGGTCTCCTGACTTATCATATTTGTGCGAGCAAGGTGTGATGCTTTTAAACACGGCATTAACTGTTGAGTTAAACAAACCTACATCCCATTCAAAGGTTAGGATTGATGATAAGAAGATTCGGTTATGGGAACCCTTTACACAATTCCTCTTAGAGGAAGTGATAACGCCATATACAAGGGGTCTTATACTTGTCTTTGCAGGAAAGGAATCACAGTACTATGAAAAGTTTGTAAACCCGCTCCAACATTACATATTCCACGTAGAGCACCCTGCAACAGCTGCACATCAAGAAAGAGAGTGGAAACATGAGGGAATCTTCGACAAGATCGATTACCTCTTAAAACAGAACAACAACATAACAATAAACTGGAAAGATGGACAACCAAGAGATGGCTCCTAAAGAGCCGATTAAGACAGAAAGACCGATCACCGTGTACAACACTCTGGGAAGCTGCGAGACCAAACTCACAAGCTCTGCCAGGACCTGGAAAGAATTGAAAGCCGACCTGGACAAAAAAGGAATTCCCCACTCGCAAATGAAGGCTCTGGTTGGCGAAACCCAGCAGGACCTCCAGGACGATGATGAAATCCTGGAGATGAGAGAACTGAGCCTATTCCTGACTCCGATCAAGGTGAAGAGCGGAAACTAAGTATTCATCTAAATCCAGCCCCCTTAATTGGGGGCTTTTTTTATGCAAACATTCAAAACCATATTATCCCCATTTGAAAGGGGGGCGATTTATACCAAAGAGGCCCTAGCTGTCATTGACAAGCATGTCGAAAGGTGTAATAAAGCTGTCAACTCTAACCTTCATAAAATAGAAAGAATCAAAAAGGCTATTTCTGAAATGGTTGGGGAAGAGAACCTCTTTTTACCCACAGTCATTACTCGGGAGCTTATACAGGAAGATATCGAGAGTGAGTATTCGATAGTTCGTTCAAACCTTACGTCGATAAGATTTGCTTCTCAGGAAGACTCTTCAGACAACAGTCTGGGAGAGACCATTAAACTTCGCTATAGTCGCAATGATGTTACTATTCCTGTATATATCAGGTTTCCCTACATTGTTTATACAAACATGCTTAAGGAACAGCTTCCTTTACGGGACACCTTTGTAAAAATTGGCCTTTGCCCAGAAACATTATCGTTCCGCACTCTTAAAAGTGAATACTACTTCGAAATGGCAAGGTCTACTTTTTCGCCTGGTGTACCTTTTCACCATAGCCACGGCTTAAAAGGTTCAGCTTATTCAAACACCTTTGCAAGCGGTTGTATGGGATCTTCTGATCTTGGAATATGGTTTTCCAAATATGAAGGAAACTCTATTCATGACAACCCTGTTTTGGTGAAAGGTCTTATAACAGCCATTAAAGCCTATATCTCTTACGAGAATATCGAGGAAGGACCTTCTTTTCACTGTATACCAACCATGAAGCAAAGGGCAAGACTGTATGAAAGAGAAACACCTGCGGAAGGACACAAAAGCGTTTCGGCCATCAAACTTGAAGACGCTTCGGTATATGCTGAGAAAATCGTAAAGGTTTTGGCAGCAGATCATCCTTCAAAGGTTTCATGGTTCTTAAAAGAAATGTCAGGCGGCTTTCCTGGAAGTTTAAAAACAAAACTTTCAGCTAACCTTTCAAAAATCTGCGCTGACATTTGCTTTAAACACGGAATAGATCCTAAGGAAACTACTTGCTTAGGATCTGCTGGGAAGTTCTACTCTTCTTTGTCTGAAGGCAACGACATTGTTGAGGGCAAGTTTCTTACTTTCAACGGCGAAGCGATTTTTACAAAAATATCTTCGGTTCCGATGAATGTAGAGAGAGTGCTTCATCCGGATGTTGAGCAAAGGGTATTGGCTATTTTCCGCAATTCTTTAATCAAAGCGAATGAAAAAAGACAAGCTAAAGATGCTGACAGGAGGAAAGAAAAACCATCCTGGGCAGCAAGTTTACGATTCATTAGTAAAGTTCTATGGGGTTGACGGCTTTGATCTTTATCCGACCAGACAAGGTTTCAAAGTAGTAGTATACTACCCCAAAATAGTGGTGAAGGGAACAAGAGAGAGTCATCAAACCGAGCTTTTAGACCACTATATAAAGTTCTTTATGGCACCAGATGGAACGCTTTACGAAAAAGTATTCCATGGCATGACTACATCCTTGTCTTCACTCAATACACAAAAAATAGGCATGCGCGAGGCAGAGATGTATGAACCTATACAATTTGCAAGATCTCATGGTCATGGCGGTGGGTATCTACAATGGGGAGGATATTGTACAGGAACAGGTCCTATCAACAAGGTCATGGACGAGCTTCTAAGAGGCTTTACTCAAGGAAAATTCGAAATGTTCCTGACAAGCCTTAAAGCCTATCTGGAGTGGACAAATTATGGGGATTTAATGCGGACCAGAGAGGTTTCTCTTCTCCGTAAGAGCTTAGCGCCTTTGGAGGTGAAAGTTTCAGATATAACAGCTTTGTTAAAAAAGTTGGTTGCCAAATATAAGATTCAGGATTTGGTAACAATCACTCCGGCTTTTACCGTCCTCCCAAAACCAGAACTGGCAAAGGCTCTTGAAGATGTCGGCTTTCCAGAGAAGTTTCTGGCATATCGTGACAGTGCCGGAAATTACTTCAAAGAGCCCTTTGAGGAGTATAATCCGATGCCTGTTTTAGAGAAGATGAAGGCACGCTTCGAACACAAAAAGACAAATTTCGTCTTCAACGGAGAAACAGTAGTTCCAAAATTTATAATTGAAACAAAAAATGAAGTCAAAACAACACCCGTACTACGGCCGGAAATTCCGCAGCTCATCTGTAGACGATTATCAAACGAGCTACAAAAGAAAAGAATTTCCGCCCTCAAAAACCCTAAAAGGGGAAGTACCGCTGGTAATAAGCGAAAAACTGCAAAGGCAAATAATGGCACTTTGCGGTGAAATATCGCGGGTTGAATGGTCAGGCGTCCTCTTCTATGATACTGAAGGGGTATTTGGCACTGACTCGTTCAAATGTATTGCCCAGGAGGTATTCCTCATGGATATCGGTACCTCTGGTTATACAGAGTATACCTACGGTCCGGAGGTCATTGAGCATATGATGAAGAATAAGCACCTTCTGAAGATGAAAAAGGGCCATATCCACAGCCACAATACCATGTCGGTGTTCTTCAGCGGAACAGATACTGATGAAATCCTGGGGAATTCTGCCCATCACAACATCTATCTGTCGCTGATTGTCAACAACTACAATGACATGACTGCAAAAATTGCCTTCCGGGCAATCCAAAAAAGCGCGGTCATTGAGTTCAAAAATGATAAGGGTGAGGTTGTTTCCGAAACAGTGACTTCGGAGGCTGAAAACATCTTCATCTACGACTGTGCGATCCAAAAGCCCGATATCAATCCCACCACAGATGAAAAACTCGCTTCAATTAAGGACTTCAAAATCCAGGAATTGAAAGCTGAGAAAAAGTGGAGCTCCAGAGGTAGCTCCAGAAATGGGTGGTTTCGTGAGGATGATGACCATGGGAAGAAAGCAAAAAAGCTCTCGGGTTCAAACGTGCCGAAGGATCTGTACAGCTTTATAAGGACCCTCCTGGCCCAGGATGCACATACTCCTCGTCAGAGCGTAATCCAGGTACTTTCTGACCTCCAGGACATGGCAGATACTGTCGGTCCGAAGAAGATGAATACCTACTACGATGCCATAAAGGATTCCGCTCCGAACTTTTATAAAGACATCTTCTGGAAGGATTTCAAAATGAAGAACTTCAAGGAGACTGTCGAAAAGGCCCGGGACGTTCTCGATAACTACCGCAGCCAATTCCCAGTGCTCGTAAAAGAGCTGCGCCATTCCCTGGGAACACTCACAAAATACGCATACGACGATGGACCAGACTACACACAAGGAGAGCTCTACGACTGAAGAAATTCAGGTGCCTGAGCAGTACGGAAGAGTGCAAGGAGCCGATTGGTTCCCTGCAGTCTATAAAAGGCCGATGTTGGTTTTAGGGCAGGGTGGGATCGGTTCCCACCTTGCTTTTATGCTGAGCCGTCTAGGATGCGAACTGCATCTCTTTGATGACGACTTCTATGAAGAACACAACATGACAGGCCAGCTTGTAAAACAAAACGATATTGGAAAGAACAAGGCCATGGCAATGAAAGACATTTTGGCAGAACTTTCGCCAGATTGTCAGGTAGAGACTTATGGTCGGTACGAGGAAGACTCGATGACGGACAATATCGTATTATGTGGATTCGATAATATGGAAGCTCGTAAAATTGCCTTCACTAAATGGAGACAACATGTCGAATCCTTACCCGAAGACGAAAGAAAAAGCTGTCTTTTCCAGGACGGTCGTTTATTAGCTGAAGTGATGCAAATCATAACCATTCCTGGTGATAAGCCTGAGCTAATGGACAAGTATGAAACAGAATACCTTTTTCCTGACAGCGAAGTTGAAGAAGCTGCTTGTACTTTCAAGCAGACTTCACACTGTGCCGCGATGATCGCAGCACATATGACAGGCTTTGTTACGAACTGGGCGTATAACGTATTGAAAGGCAGGGAGATACGCCGTGTGCCTTTCTATTTCGACTATATGATCCCATTAAACATCATGACAAATGGCTGACAATTTTGAAGAAAAGCTAGCTCAATGGGGAGGGTCATTGGCTAGCTTTGAAATAGCAAACTGGGCTTTTACAGACATAAAGCCTTTGTTTACCAATGCTGCTATGTGTGACGATACCTCCTTTGGATACATAACACTTCCTTCGCCAGCCGTTGGTGAAGAGGGAGAAAAATACGCTGTTCTGGAAGGACTAGTTCCTGTAAGAGTAGTATGTGAAATCAAACCACCAGGGAGTAACAGGACTGACCAGGTACCACTTATCCTTGCTAAGGGATTCGTCTTTGAGATTAATGCTGGGCAAGTCCTTATGGCAGCATGTGTAAACGAGGAAAGGGTGAAAATCTTTGTACATCGTAGCTATCTGAACGTTCCAGATCCTGGTAAATACAACCGTACCCTTGCATCTATCCTGGATTTCCGTAAGAAGCATGTGGAAACGCTTATAAATCAATACATTAAAGCTAATCCAAATGCTGATGTGTATTACGTTCAGGATGTGACCAGTATATTCCTGAAGAAAGTAGCTCTTCCGACGTTTTCTACCCTTACTGAAAAAAACCGCTATCTCGCAGATATCGCCAATGATGCTTTTGAGGATTTGAAAAATAGCCTTCAATAGTATATCTTTGTGCGATGCGATGTTGGGTTTATAAAGACAAATGCCTAGAATCCCCTCCGAGGGGGTTCTACGGCTTTGTTTATTGTATTACTGATGACACTGGACGTAAATACTGGGGTAAAAAAGCTTTTACTCACAGAAGAAAAGTAGCTCTTAGCAAAAAAGCAAGGAAGTCTACGAGGAAAAGAGTCAAGATTACTGAAAAGGATAGTGGTTGGCTCAATTACTGGGGATCATCTAAGCCCCTGCTTGAATATATTTCACAGAAAGGAACTACGAATTTTCATCGTGAAGTTCTTAAGCTTTGTAAAACAAAAGCCTCCCTTTCTTATTGGGAGACTTACTACTTGTTCATTAACAACGTGTTGTTTAATGACTCCTGGAATGGTCATATTTTGTCCAGATTTTTTAAGGGCAAGATTCATTCCTAGCAAGACTTTTGTATATTTGAACTATGATTATACAACAAGAAAAGTCTGGCCGCTCTATGGATGTTGGGGAGTACAGAAAGTTACCCAGTATCAATTATTCTGCCTGTAAAGATTTTGACGAAAGCAGGTCAAAGTTCTATCGAAAGTACATTTTAAAAGAAGTTATTGAAGAAAAGCGACATTACTCCACTAGCTTTGGAGATCTTGTGCATTGTCTGCTTTTAACACCTGAGGATTTTGATAAACGTTTTGCACTTTTGGGTGTAGGAGGTACTCCTAAGCCTCAAATGAAAGCGTTTACTGATAATCTTTGGGAGCTTACTAAACAATGCATGAGCGAAACAGGACAGATTACAAGGGATATGGCTTCTCTTATGGAGGAAGCATTTACCCTAACAGCCTATGATCGCAAAGGCGAACGAGTTGCCTTTAAAGGCAAAACTTTAGAAGATGTCATCAAGAGATTTCCTTCTGAAGCAGAACACTATTACGACACCCTTAGGCAAAACTTTGGGAAAGAGGTTATTGATGCCAGAACGTACGATTCGGCATTAAAGACGGTTGCAGAATTGAATTCTAACCCTGTTACTGAACCAATTTTGGGTATCCGAGACGGGGAAAGACATAAGGTCTTCTATGAGAAGATACTTACCTTCCAATATGAAGGCATAGATGTAAAAGCGATGGTTGATTTGCTCATTGTAGATTTGAAAGAAAGAAAGATTTACATCTATGATTTAAAAAGCAGCGGTTGGGATATAGGAACGTTTGATTACAACATTATCAAAAACCGCTATTATCTCCAGTGGTCAATGTACTATTTGGCCGTTAAAGACTGGGCATCAAAAGAATACAAAGATTTTGAGGTAGTTCCACTACAGTTCATTGTAGTAAACTCTGACATGAATCAAAGTCCTCTTATTTACACCACGTCAATGAGGGATTTACATCATGGATTAAAAGGATTCACTCGCTTAGGGAGAGTCCATAAGGGTTTGGAACAACTCATAACAGAAATAAATTGGCACACGACGTATTCCATTTGGAATATTTCGTATACAGATTACCAAAATAAAGGATTGAGGAGAGTCTCGTTATTTGAGGAAAATTAGTACCTTTATTCCATGGATAAAGACGTTAAAAAAATACTGGAACAAATCGAAAAGTCCTACGGTGTAGGCTCTATAGTGTTTGGATCTGACGCTAGAAAAAAAGAAGATCCGATTAGTACTGGAAGTATAGGGCTTGACTTGGCCCTTGGCGTTGGAGGCTTTATGCGAGGCTCCATTGTAGAGGTCAGAGGCTGGGAAAGCTCTGGAAAAAGTACTATCACGCTGAATGTAATAGCTAATGCTCAGAAAAAGGGAATTTCATGCTTGCTTGTGGATGGTGAAAATTCGTTTGACGTTTCCTATGCGAAAGCCTTAGGTGTAAACGTTGATGATCTGTTTGTCATTCAAATGGACGAGCATGGAGCTGAAAAGTGTTACAATGCAGCAGAACAGCTCATGCGGAGCGGGAAAGTCGGAGTGGTGATATTCGACTCTCAAACTTCTCTTATCCCCAAAAAGCAGATGGAAGATCCTGTCGGGACAGCTTCTATGGCCTTACAAGCCAGGATGATGAGTTCAACCGTTCCTAAGTTTGTTACCCTTGCAGGAATGTACAACTGCCTTCTCTTATACGTTACGCAGTATCGAGAGAAGCCAGGCGTTATGTATGGGTCTCCTGTAGTACCAACAGGAGGAAATGCTTTGAAATTCTATGCTCATGTTATTGTGGAGGTTAGTAAGCAAGTCCAGAAGGACAAAGATGATAATCCACACCACAATAAAACAAAGTGTAAAGTCTCAAAGAATAAGCTCGCTGTACCTTTTAAGAGTGCAGAATTTGATATTGTGTATGGTGAAGGGATTGACCGATACAAAGAACTTGTAGATGTTGGTGCTGAACTTAATATAATTCAAAGAGCTGGATCGTGGTATTCCTACGAAAACATGAAACTCGGCCAGGGAGCCGAGGCTGCAAAGCAGATACTTAAAGACAATCCTGAACTCGCTGAAGAGATCAAAGGTAAAATTTTTAAGAAACTCCGCAATGCAGAAACAGCAGAATAAAGAAAGAAGAGAAAAGGACGTAGCGTTTTACGTAAGTATTTGGAACAAGTCTGATAAACGGTGCCAGGTAACTGGTAAATATTTGGGGAATGAACCCCTGACTACCTTCTTCCATCACATCTTGTCTAAAAGCCGATTTCCGGAATATAGATGGTGTGAGTGGAACATTCTTATGGTAGATCCAGAGGTGCATGCTCAAATAGAACTGGATATGGACAGGGTTCCTGGAGTAAGAAAACTGACAGAAGAATTGATGGAGAAGCACTTGAACGGAATTCTTACAAGATGCTAAAATGAGCGAACCATTAAGCTACATCTCAAAAAAGTATTTCCAAAAAAGCAAAAATTACCTCTTCCCGTTACTGGGGCTAGGAAAAGAGGAGCCATTCCAGCCAGCAGGTTCATACCTATGGTGGAACGGTAAAGAAAGCATTGACGACAAGAAATTGATTGTCACTTACGAAGATTTCACAAGCACAGAATTTGAAACGTTTGAGAAAAGACGAATCTTTAAAAATCCATACTTCGAGTCCTGCTATCGTGTGAAAGGCGGGAATGTGTATATTTTTAATCTTTCGTCTCACGGAGACACAGTAAAAAGGTTTGTAGAAGGTAAATACTCCCTGTTCTCAGAGGGGGTGAAAAAGAAGATTTTAAGCTTCCACGGATACTCCATAGACAAAATTCCACGTCCAGGGAGATATATCCATATGTCACTTTATCCTGATTTATACTTTGATGCAGTTGCAGAGGAGTTGAATTGGGACGTTGAAAAGCTAAAGGAAGTTGGAGAGTTGATGGACCCGCCTTTCATAAAAAAAGAGACATTAAAAATCAAAATTATCAGCAAATGTGGAGAGGAATCTCTATCTTCGTCTGATAAATAATTCTTATGATGAAGCACTATTATGCCTACAAAACCTTCGTAAGGGAGAAGGAAAGTTACGCATTACTCCCTCTATGTAACGAAGCCGTCTTTTCTGACGGAATGTATTATACTGAACAAAAGTTTCTGCTCCTCTTGACTAAGGAGGTCAAGGAGAGGTTTCAAATGGTCCCGCAAGTAAACAACTTCGGGCATGTAATAGTAGATAAGGACTCGAAAAAAGAAAGAGTAGAACGTGTTAAGATCGAGACCAATTACGAACATTACTTACATAACATTGACGATATAAAGTGGTTTATATCGGAGCATGTTGTTAATGCGGAAGAATTCATATCCTTTATTGAAAATCAGAAAGAAGAAGTTCCTCAACCTGAGGTTTCTGAACCTGACATTCAAGAAAAAACCGCCGTATTACAAGCATAATCCAGACACATGTTAAAACTAGAAAGATTAAAAACGTACGAAAAGCAAATTAGACGGAACGCGAGGACAGGGGCATCAGAGATCGAGGCCCTGGATGTAAACAGAAAGAATAGGGTTAAAGACATTCCCATTCCACCAAACGGCTATATTTTAAAGCCTAATGAAATATATATTGCCCAGGTTAGCAATCCAAGCAGCCCAGCATATATTGAAAAAAACTTTGTAAAAGAACTGACAACCCTCGGTGTGAACTGCAGGATTGTGGAAGACGAATGTTTTCTTACAGTTCAACGTCCTATACGTATTTACGAAGATATGAACCTATTCTACGAAGATGAACGGAATTCCGATCAACATTAAGAAACTAATGGATGCCGCCGTGATCCCAACGTACGCTACTGCAGGTTCCTCCGGATTTGATCTGTATGCTACGGAGCACATAACTGTTGCTCCTTACACTACAGAGCTTATTCCTACAGGAATCGCAGTTAGCGTACCGTTTGGATTTGAGTTACAAGTACGTCCACGAAGCGGTATGTCCTTAAACACGAAAATGAGAGTCGCCAATTCTCCTGGCACGATTGATTCAGACTACAGAGGAGAAGTAAAAGTTATTTTAGAGAATAGTGGTCCAATGACCTACAACATTAAACCAGGTGACCGTATAGCTCAGGGTGTTATATGCCCTATCTTTAAGGCTATTTGGCGAGAAGTTAAGGAATTGGACGAAACCGAACGTGCAGATGGAGGGTTTGGTTCCTCCGATAAAATTTAACTTTATGGAAAATCCATTGGTATTACAAATCGAAGACATTTCCTCCAAAATCCTGGGGGAGGTTAAGTATCATAATAAGCCAGTTGTCCTTTTAGAAGATGCCGTGGCAGCTCTGGAGGAACTGGAATCTAAGCTTTGGGCAGTATGTAAACAGGAGATCGATAAAGCCAGGGCTATTTCGGAAGTAAATATGTAAGATTTTCATAACTAGGGTTAAACAGAGAAGATTTCGGGGGGCTTCGTGCCCCCTAATCTCTCTCTGAAACAAAAATTCTAAAGATTTATCTAGAGTTTTTGTTGTGTCGAATAACCGTCTTATCTTATATTTACCTTTTCATCTCAAACCGAAATAACTATGGCGACGTCTCCTTTCCGTACTAAATTTTCCGAAGACATTTTCAATCACAAATACCGACACTCAGGAGCAGAGACCTGGGAACAATTAGCTGATACCCTTGTAGAGGATGTCTGTAGAGACAAGCTTACAAGAGGAGAGAAAGAACATTTGAAGATCATCATCTCTGAGATGAAGTTCATTCCGGGAGGAAGATATCTTTACTATGCAGGAAGGCCTTTTAAGGCATTTAACAATTGTTTTGGAGGAGAAACCTCCATTTTAACCAATGAGGGCTGGAAAAGCCTTGATTCTATAAAAGATAAAACAGTTAAACTGTTATCTCCTATAGATGGAGAATATTATGATGCACAAATATACTGCCATGGAATACAGAAACTGAATAAAATTACATTTGCTTCCCACAAGGGAAACCAAAATCATACTTGGACAGTTAGAGCTACTAGAATGCATCACTGGCCGTTAGTTGATGGGTCAGATACCTATGATTTAAGAATAGGAGATTTAGTTCCAGCAAATGCTTTTTCTGCAGCTTTTGATAGTGCAGGATTTGCTCATGGATTTGTATTCGGGGATGGAAACTCTCAAGGACAATTACGACTCTGCGCAGAGAAGGACAAGAAGTATTTAAGCATTTTAGAAAAAGAAGGAACTGTAACTTATCCTTCTTCAGCGGAGGGAGACCCTTGTCTATATTTTGGATACAAAAAAGAAAAGTGGAAAGAGTTTCCTTCAGATGAAAAATCTACAGAATATATAGCTTCTTTTATTAAAGGGTGGATTGCTGCAGATGGAGGAGCAGGAAAGCTTTTTTCTGTCAAAAAAGAGCATCTTGAATGGTTTAGAAAATATGCTGCTTATGCAGGATTAGTTATAACAGGAGAATTACGGTCTCAAGAACGAGACATCGTACTAGAAGGAAAATCTTACCCTCAGCATAAAATATTTATGCAGAATTATCAGGCAGGAGAAGATTTTGCGGGGTTTAAAGTGATAAGCATTGAAGAGGACGGAGAAGAGGAGGTTTTTTGTCCTTATGAGCCAATCCATAATAGATTTGTTATTGATGGGAACATAGATACTTATAATTGCTTTTTGCTCAAGTGCGAGGAAGATTCTCGCGAAGACTGGGCTAATCTTAGTTGGAAAGCTGAATCTTGCCTTATGACGGGGGGTGGGATAGGCTCAGATTACAGTGTTTACCGTCCCAAGAATTCTATAATTAACCGAACAGGAGGGTTGGCATCAGGCCCGCTCTCAAAGATGAAAATGATTAATGAGATAGGGAGAGAAGTCCAACAAGGGGGCTCTCGAAGATCCGCTATCTACGCCAGTTTAAACTGGAAGCACCAGGATGTGCAAGAGTTTATCCATGCTAAGGACTGGTATCAGATGAAAGTGTCTGGTACAGACCTCACAATTGGAGACCTCAAAGAGAAAGACTTTAATTTTCCAGCACCGCTGGATATGACTAATATATCGGTAAACTACGATACTGAATGGCTTGAGAACTTTCAGAGTACAGGGGACATTGGAAATGTCTTTTTGGAAAATGCAAGACAGGCTCTTAGTACGGGTGAACCAGGTTTCAGTTTTAATTTCTACGACAAAGAGAAAGAGACTCTCAGAAATGCCTGCACAGAGGTTACCTCAGAAGATGATTCTGATGTTTGTAACCTTGGCAGCGTAAACCTCGGGAATATTGAGAGTATTGAGGAATTTAAAGAAGTCGTAGAGCTAGCAACTAAGTTCCTGATTTGTGGAACATTAGTAGCTGATCTCCCATATGAAAAAGTGTACAAAATCCGGGAAAAGAACCGCCGTCTCGGACTGGGCCTTATGGGAATGCATGAGTGGTTAATGAAAAGGGGCTATAAATACGAGGTAACTCCAGAGCTTCACAAATGGTTAGCTGTATATCAGACATCTTCAGATGCTGCAGCCTTTACCTTTGCTGATGCTTTGGGAATAAGTCGTCCTGTAGCCAGAAGGGCTATTGCTCCTGTGGGGAGTATTGGTATCTTAGCTGGTACGACTACTGGTATTGAACCTTTATTTGCCGTAGCAATGAAACGTAGGTACTTAAAAGGCCGTTCGCAGTGGGTATATCAATACGTAGTAGATGGCACAGCCAAACTCATGATTGAGCAGTTTGGAATTGACCCGGAGAATATTGAAACTGCTTTAGACTTAGCTTCTGATGCAGAGAGAAGGATTAAATTCCAAGCAGACGTTCAGGACTATGTTGACATGTCGATTTCTTCAACTATCAACCTTCCTCCTTGGGGAAGCGAACTGAACAACGAAGATGAAATTGTTGGATTTGCGCAGACCTTAGCCAAATATGCGCATCGTTTAAGAGGATTTACTTGCTATCCTGATGGCTCTCGTGGCGGGCAGCCTTTAACATCTGTTCCTTACCATGAGGCAGTTTCGATGCAAGGACAAGAATTTGAGGAGACTTTTCATGATATCTGCGTTATAGGTCAACGCGGAGGAACTTGTGGATCATAACTATGAAATTCGAAAAACAGCTTAATTTCATTAAGGCCGTACAAAAAGAGTATTTTTCCCGTTTTGGAATGCCTTTGGTAGTCGATTTCGAAGCTACAAAAGGAGCCTCAACAGAACTTTTGAATGTAAGGCCGCGTACGCAGATTTCTTACCATGATATGGTATTGGCCTTCGAGGACTGTGTGTCCAAGTACGGAGCCAATAGACAAAGAATTTTAGACAGGAGCCACAGACTTCAAGGCCCTGAATACGAAAGAGAAGTTTTAGCTCTTGTAGACTTTTGTGCTAAGGTGATAAACTCAGGATGGTGTGTGACCTCTGCTGGAAAAATCATTGGTCAAAATCACTCCATGGTTTACTACCATGCAAAAAAGCTTAGGCAGCTATCCCATTACATAAAGGATTAGATTCTCCTCTGCATAGAGGCGTAGATTTTGAGACCTTGCTGGAGGTCTTCGTTAGAGGAGAGATAAGCAAAGTTTTTCCAGCCGATTATATTGAGAAGGTCAGCGAATATTTTCAGCTGGCCTTCTTTATATACTCCAGAATCTTGCTGATAATAAGCCCGATCTTCCCCAGCAGTCCAGGCAAGCAGGTCTTGACCCACTTTTACCCAGCGTCTAGCCGTATTGAAAGCAATAGAAGGCGTTCCCAAGAACCTTACTGATTCATTTACACCCATTCCATAGAACGGAATAAAGGTCTCAGCTTCAGATTTTACCAGCATTGTTTGGTAAATCAGGAAGTTATGGAACCAACTGTTTTCTGCAAGCTTTTTATAGCGGTCTTCGTCATCACCATCAAAGCCTAAAGCTTCAATAAGGAGAGCACAAAGCAATACAAATCCTATCTCAGACGATGCTCTAAGAGCAGCTCTACGTTCCGCAGAAGAAAACAGAGCTTTAAATTCTTCCCCTGTTGGGTTTATAAACTTCCCTTTAGCTGCATTCCGTCCAAGAGTACCCACAATATTCGCTAAGGGCATCCAATATCCTTCGCGGAAATCTCCAAGAGCAGAATTAAATCGCTTAGGAGAATATCTATTCACAGCTCCTGGAACGTAGAATTTTCTCATAAACAAGAACAGCTTACCTAAAGTCATACGATGAATTTCAGGCTGAGATTCTTCAGAATAAGCACCTTGGTTTAACTCGTTGACTTTGTGGACTTTAGCTGAAAACTGCAGAAAATTCTTACCTTCTTTTCCCCAAGTCGGATCTACTCCTTCCTTAAGGGTGAGAACGCCATCATTAAGTTCCCAAGCCTTCAAATAAGGAATTTCTGTTTCCTGTTGAGTTGCAGAGTCTGTATACTTTACTTTCTGATGAAGCATCATGGCTAACCAGGCTGACCCCTGGATATTTATCTCACCAAATTTTTGAAGCGACATAACAAACTTCAGATCTAGAGCGTCACGTTGAGCAGTCTTACTGAAGTTGGTACCAGCCTTCTGAGAGAAGTTATCTAATGGATCAAATAATAAAAAGAGCTGTGTGTACAAAGATTTGTCACCAATAGAATAGTAGTCGTTAAGCAGGGATTGGGCAAGTTTTCCAAATTCCAAATTTGACTTAGCCAGAGTTGATGGAGTGAAATTCTTTCCAAGGACTGCTTCCAAATTATTTTGGACGCGACCCGAAATATCATTTTTAACTGCCGCAAATACATTTAAGCCGAGCGATCCCCATGCTCCGATTTTCATCAAAAAGTTTACAATCTTCTCACCACGTGGACCAAATTGCTGGATATTAGTAATACCCTCCATTTCCCGCTCAAGGAAATTCTCAATGATTTTCAAGCGGTTATAGTTACCACGCTTATTAGCATACTGGTCAGCACTGCGATTAAACATGTCGGATACGATCCGAATGATATTCCGACGCTTCTTTGCTAAATCCTTGGGTTTATTTTCCTCACTAGAGAGCGTCTCTTTTAAAGCATTGGCAATAGGATTTATTTCGTGCAGAACTTTGTTTACTTCTGCCGATACAGCATACATACTGACAGCTTTACCGATATCCATACTTACTTCATCAGGGTCAAGCTGAGTCATATACTTAATAGGGATAGAATTGATCTGATCCCCCATAAGATCGGTAAGGACATATGTCTGAGCCTGGGCTGCTGGGTTATAATTGCCGGTACCCAGCTCAAAATCATCATTTCGCTTGGAAATAAGAGTTCCAAACCATCCTTTGATATTATTCCACCACTCCTGAGGTTTGTCAACCATATCCCTTACGGATGTAGTTTCTACCACGTTCTTTCTCAGACGGGGTGCTTCCATACCCAAACGGGCATATTTAGCCAATCCTTCCTGGCTTTCCAGATGGAATTTTTTATACTCCTCCAGGAGCTCGAACAATTCAGGCTTATTATTCTTCAGATCCAGATACCTCTGGTTTACAAACCTGTCATCCTTAGCATAGGGTATACCATTGTCATCCATATACTTACGCTGAGCGTCAGTAGCAGAAGCTCTGGTAGGACGCGGTAACCACCTTCCCTTATTGTCATGGGTAATCCATTCAAGATCCTTTGTTTTACGGAAGGTATATTCAGGCTTTAAACGACGGTAATAGTACTCATTGGCCTTGCGAATCTCAACAAACTGAGATTTGTAATTTGCAAGTCCCTCATAATCACCATTTTCTAAAAGCGTCCTGAACATATTGTCGTTAGGTACTGTTCTATTCCAGGCATATACCCGCTGATAGTTGGTAACGACATTCTGGACAGAATTATCCCACTTTTCAATAGAAATATGGTTCCTTACCCACCATCTACGAAACTCATCGTCCTGGTTGAGGATAGGATTGATAACCTGGGGGTTCAAAATGTCCTCAGAAGTAAATTGCGTTATACGCAATTCTGAGCCGTTTTTAGCCAGGAAATCATTTACCTTATCTACATAGTATGGAGTAGAGATCTTCGATTGTAGGGCCTTAAGCTCCTCAAAGGCAGCATACAGCTTGGCACGGTCCTCCCTGGACATCTTGAGCTTGCTTTTATCGTTCAATTCTTTGAACCGGGCATAGTCATCAGGAGAGAGTCGGAGACCCATATTCATAGTCTGCTGAAGCTCATACCACTCATCCGCCTCTTCTTCAGTCAGGTCGTTCATCCTATTAAATCTATCTTTAATATCTTCGATTTCTTGCTGATGCTTTTTGATCACAGCAAGTTGATCCTCAGACATATCTGTACCAATAGGCTGGTTATCCATGTCACGATAGCCCTTTACGAGCTCAAGGATCTCATTCCACTTTTCCCCGATATCAAGCTGTTTTTGGATCTCTTTATCATTGATCTTTGTAGTAATTTCGTTGATCTTATCTGTAATTTTCTTACGTTCGTCATAGAAGTTGCTCGTCAGGAGGATGCGAATGTTATCGCGGTACCACTCATTGACCTTTTTCTTGTAGTCCGGGGATTTTTCAGCTTCTTCTTGGGATGCAAACTTACCAGTAGCTACTAACTCATCTGCTACCTGGTTTTTGTAGGCAATCGCATTAGCTTCAAACATCCCTTTGATTTCTACCTGCTCATAGAGATCGCCATATTTCTCACGGTATTCACGGATTACCTTAGCAATAGCTACTTCCTCATCTGTTTTAGGACTACCGTCCGGGTTTACAAACGAAGATAACTGGCGGAATTGCCTCCAAAGATTTTTGTTTTCCTCAGCTTTTTCCAAGGATTCATCCTTAGAAATATCTGTAAAACTGTTCTTTCTGATCTGGTCAAAGATTTCATCCTGGGCAAGCTTGGCTTCATGGGTAATATTGTCCCTAAACCAGAAAAGACGGGCCTCCTTTACCTTATCTGAGGTATCGTCGAACATATAGTCCATCTTGAACTGCTCAAAAGCCCTGCTCTTTTCGCGATAATCCTCCTTGCTTCCCAGAGGGCTGTTCATCAGCTTTGCCCCTTCTTCTTTAAGCTCACGCAAACGGTTATTTTCTACATCCCAACCATTTCCATACTGGTGTATAAAGGTCCAAGCCTCCCTTGAAAGAGCTTCACCGTTCTCCATCTTAGTGAAATATTTCTGTTTCTCCACAAGATTTTGAGCAGTCTCTTTAAAGTCTTTGGGGGTGATTCCCAGCTTTTTATAAAGCTTTGAGATACGATTTTCAAACTTAGTAAGCCTTTCCTGGGAACGAGCCTGTGCACGAAACTTATGCTTCATGAACCAGTTGGCAAATGTTCCCACAATAGGATCAGGATTTGAGGTATAGCTCTCCAGATACATTGAATAGGGATTTGTATCCCCCATTTCTCCAGAGAGGTACTTTGCTACGGTTTCATCAGTAAGTTCATAACGACGCAGCAGTTCTTTCTCCTTTTCAAGTTTTTTCCCAAACTCCCGTGTTTTGTACTGGGCATAATCTTTCTCGAGCTGAGCAACTCTTTCCTTTTGCTCCTTGATAGCTGCTTGATAGTAGATATTCCCTTCCAGTTCTTCACGGAATACTGTAACCAGACCATCGTTCTTATAGAACTTCTTAATCTGGTTATCTATAAATTCGTAGTTCTTGCGTGTATTCTGGATAGAATCGCTCAGAATATTTTTACCACGTCCGATCTGAGACTCATCCATGGCTTCAGTAAACTTGTCCAGGACATGCCCCCACTCACGAGCGATGAAGGAATACTTTCTGAATACAGCAAGCTTGTCCTGATTGGACATTTCGTCAGTCTTGTCAAAGTTGGCTACGTGGTCAGCCATTCTCTGAGAAATAAGCTCTTGGCCTTCAATTGCTTGTGCAAAAGTGGTCAAAGCTTCACGATCTACAGCAGTATTTTCCTCTACTGTTTCAGCAAACTTTTTGGCAAGTTTTAAAAGCTCAGCTTCATCTTTTACAAGAGTACTGTCCTTTTCATTTGCAAGCACTTCTCTCAGACGAACAAGGTCACGATCCTCACGGAGACGGTCCAGATGTTCTTTTACAACAGTAAAGAATGTATCAATGCTGGTTTTAACTGCAGAGGATGAGAGCTTTTCCAGCTCATTTGCCATTTCACGATTAAACAGTGGGAATAACCCCTGAAAGAAACTACTCTTTGTATCAGCCAGATCAATAACTTCACCTTCGCGGTCACCAAGTAGTATGGCTGCAAGCTGATCAAGTGTTGTTTTCTCACTTAAATTTTTTACGCTAACCCCAAATAAAGTACGTAAGAGGTTTTTCAGGGTAGCAAAGATCTTACGAATGGCCTCAATAATAACATTTCCAGTTTCAGGATCAACTAAATCCAGAGCTTTATCGGTGATGGCACGTACCATAACCTCCTCCATCTTGTCGGCATCGGAGAATTCTTGATACATATTATCAACAAAATCAATATATCTGCTTTTCAGAGTAGGATCTGCTGCAAATTGCCTGTAAAGTTTCTCGATGAGGTAGGGAGACTCCTTAGATACCGCTCTTACAAAGAAGTGGGCAAATTCGTGGATGCCGTTCTCAAGGTTAGTTGCTCCTTCAAGAACATAAACCATACCCTTATAAGTAAAGGCACCTTCACCGTTCCATGGAATTTTTGAATCAGAGGTTATTTGCATAGCCTCTTCTGTATCAATAATCTTATAAGCAACCCCTAATCTTTTTGATAAGCGATCTGCAATAGCAGTAAAGGCCTCTTTACCAGCTGCTTCATATAAGCGAGTTTTGCTGGCTTCCTGGCGGTCTGGAGAGATTTTAACCTGGATAGAGTTTCCACTCTTGGATTCACGTAGCTCAAGCCACCCGAGCTGACGACGCTCTATTTCTGCTCTCAGACGTTCGAACTTAGCTTTATCTGTAGCCCAGTAACCATCACGATAGTCTTTGAAGGCTGACCCTGTAGTGCTTTCGAATCGAGTCTTGGGTATGAAGTACATACCATTCCACATACGCTTAGTAATCAGCCCTTTACCCATCAGATCTTTTACGATCTTTTGATTCTCTTCTGAGAGCTGTTTTACTGGATTTTCAGAACGATTGAAAAGAATAGTATGTTTTGAATAAGATGGGTCTATAGTTACTTCATTCCAGGTATTACCATATTCATCAGTAATTTGTTTAGGATTATAACCCTGTTTTTTAAGAATATTGAATATAGCAGTTTCATAAAAAGCATTAATTTTAGAAAAAGAATCATTACCTTCTTCAACATTTTTTATTTCTGCCAATAATGATTTTTTCTCATTAGTTTCAATATTATATATTTCTTTTTCATAAGCATCAATAGAAGTTAAATATCCAGAGGGTTTTACTCTTCTTAAATCTAAAATTCTTTCTTTTTTTTGCTCTATTAAATATTCAATGCTTCTTAGTCTGGCATATTTTATTCTTAAAAACTCTTGAGCTGTTTCTTGACCTTCTACTTTATTAGCAGTATTTCCAGAAGGAAATAATACCTTTTCATACCCTTTTTTAGCACTATCCTGAATAATAGATCTCACAAAGAATGTTACCCAGTTATTGTCTTTATTCAGAAGTTGAAGGAACGCATTTTTTTTATCATTTTCTATTTTCAATCGTTCTCTTGTATCCCAAATATGTTCACCTTCTTTTTGTGCAGCAAGAACTGTATCCGTATAGTCAGTCTCTTTTCCCGTAAGAAGGTCTTTTTCTCTTCCCTTCTGGAACAAATCAGATTGTATTTCTAGTATTCTACGAGTATCTGTTCCATCTGATATATTATAAGATCCTCCACCATAAACGTCTCCTGTTTCAGGATCTACAACTTCGGTAGAATCATTGTGTATAGTTTTAGCAGTTTCATCACTCCTAAACCATCCTATACCATTATCTGTAGAAAATCTAGCATGCCCTTTAATATTAGGAATAATTTCTGGTATGGATATTTCATTTTCCGTATAGTTTGCACCACCGGGTACAGTTAACCTTTCATAGTATCTAGAGGCAGGTAAAGAGTTTTTATTACTAAATATATAATCTCCAAACTCCTCTAGAGCTCTTTCTTTTGTGAATATTCCAGGAGAAAATTCTTCCCCATCTGATCCTACCAAAATAATTTTATATCTTCCATCAGATTGAAGAACTGCTCTATCATAAGAAGTATTTACATCTTCTTCTAATATTTGATTTTCAGCTGGATGATATCTAACCTGTTTATCAACAAGAACTCTTCCTTTATCAATTCTTATAGTATAACTATAATCAGCTAATGTTTTTATAATTAGCTGCTCTCGATCTTTAGTGTTAAAAGCTTTAAGGAGTTCAAGTTGTTGCTTTGGTATCATCAAATCAGACTGGAGCTTTTTCCAGAAAATTTCATCAGATACATTATTATTCTTTAAGGAATTAAATAAATCAATTGCTTTTCTTGAAGATAAGGCTGCAACTGATTTTAGTCCATAAGAAACTTTATCATCATCTTCTTTTTGAGAAAAGATATAGTTTGAAAGAGGTTCATGGTTCTCATCAACCTTTCCTTGAAAGCGAGAAATGTATTCATCCCCCATCCTGCTTTCAGGGAAGAGTTTGAGGGCTATTTCTGCAAGCTGAGGACCCATGGTATTCTTCGCACCGGAGACTTCCCCAGGATTTCCGTTCAGCTGTTGAGCCATTTCGAACAGGAATCTTTCTGGGTCCTGGATAAACAGATTTCTCCAAAACGTAGAGGGTATAGTATTAGAAAGCTGACTAGCATCTGAAAGAAGCTCCCAGTTCCCAAAATCCTCCTTGAAGGTAGGGGTATAAGCCTTTGCCCAATAGCGCAAAGCTGTCTCTTTATCATTTACAAAGTCTGAGACATTGGAAAGGGATTGAAACAGGATACTAGGCTTACCATTGGAAGCTATAACCTGTTGAATTTCACCAGTTTGCTTATTTCTTATAACGCTACACGGCATTGTATAAATTTTATTCGGAACATCCCTGATCCTTATCTTTCAGGATGTCATTGATTTGGTCATCAAAAAGGGTGAGCTGGTTTGGATTGTAATCAAACTCTTTTTTCCATCCAACTTTTCTTATGAATTCGATAATTCTTGCTTTTTGCTCTTCGTCTTTAAAGTTATCGTAGATATACATCTTACGGAAAGCTTCCTTAGTAGGATACGTATTAGCATCCATATCTTTTGGATAAGCTTTTTCTATATAGTCTAAATCTTCTCCTTCAAGATCCCCATAAAAATCTGCAGCTTCATCTCCCAAGAAGTCGTTAAATTCATCCTCTACATCTACGATATAATCATTTCTGTAGAAATCAAGTTCTGTTCTTTTGACTACTTGTTGGGCATGTTGATAATTCTCTGCAGTTACCCTTGTTTTATAGGTCCCTTTTTCAGCAGCATTCTCAATCTCTTGAGAAGTTGATTTTTTAGGGATATCGTCAAAGTATATTTCTACTTTTTCGAAAAACTTTTTTCTAACCGGGTCTACAGGGGGATTTTTAGACTCTTCTTTTTTAGTCTGAACAATCTTAAATTCAATAGCTGCAGCACCATCTTTAAATCTATCTATTGAAGTCACATCCTCAGGCCTCCACCCTTCTTTTTCCCAAGTACCTTTCCATCCAGCAGATCCTTTTGGATGAATTGCTGTAATTTCTGTGTATACAATTTTACTAGTTCCGTCTTTTGATCTCCCAAACTGCTTAACAATATCCCCAACTTTAATGTTGTATTTAGCCATTTCGTCAGCACTTCTTGTGGTCCTGGTTCTAAGACCTGCCTCTATCATATCAATCGAGTGAGGGTTTGGACCCAAAGCCTTGATTACCTCATTATTAGCAGTAACTGTAGAACCATAAGACTCAACTCCAGATATCTTATTTTGAGGAATACTTGCTACAGATTTAGACTCTTCCCTATCAGCTTCTTTCTTAGCAAGGTTACGAATAGCTTCTATTCCTGTAGTCTTAGAGGGAGTAGGAACAGGTTTTACAGGCTCCTCAGGCTTTTCTTCGAGGGCAGGTTTGGTAAACCGTTCCTTAAAGCGCTTCTCGTCAGCAATATCCTTACCTGAAGCATCTCTGAATACCCATCCTCTTGGAGCAAGTACTTTGGTGGGGATGCCGAGGGCCATACCTGCTTTCGCACCAGCTTCATCAAAACCTGTCTGACCGCCAGTAACAATATACCGAATCTTTACATTGGGAGCAAGCTGTTCGACAACACCCTGAATAAAGTCTTTGGTCATTTTATCAACCATGGCCTGGGTCAAACCGGTATTTTTTAAAGTATAAATACCATTACCTGCGATATTTAAAGATACTGAACTTTTACCTAAAGCCCTGATTTTGTTGGCAGTATCTACCACTGCAGCAGTTACTCCACCTTTAGCAACATCTGCAGTTTTCACTGGGATGTACAGCTTTTTCTGAGAAACAACTGCATTCTTAGTAAGCTTCTCACCAACAGTATCAAAAAGAGATGCTATTGCAATTGTCACATCAGAAGCAGCATTTTGCTTAGTTCTGGAGGCATAACCGGTCTCACTATCTTGTTTGAAGACAATATCCCCGTTATCAGGAACATCTTCTTCCGGAGCAGCAGCAGTTTTAGCAGCTACAGGAACTACAGGTTTCTCTTCAATTACGCCACCATTCACAGCAAGTTCCAGGCGTTTAAGTTCCTCTTGGAGCCATGCGAAAGTCTGGGGTGCGAGCTTATCAAGTTTTGCCAAACCAACACCCAAAGGAGGCACGATCATCTTTTCAAACCCTCCGGTCTTAAACAGATGAATAGCCTTATCCACATCAGCTGTGATTAACTTTTTGTTTTCCTCAAGAGTGCTATCTGAGAAGAACGATTTGGTATCACTTGCCGGTTTACGCTTGGTTACAATACCAATAGCATTGGGTTCACCACGGAACTCTTTTGCCTGACCTGCGAGACCAGTTCTGAGCAGGTTATCCCCAAATACATACAGGATACTTTCATCCTCGCGAATCATTTCACGAGTGATATTTTCTGTTGTTGCAACATATCTACGCTGAGGTCCGGCTGCTTTTTTAGCTTGTGCACTGGTTGTCAGATACTTACCTCTCCAAGGCTCCCTATTCAAATCTGTCAGTACAGATCCCTTAAGACCAAATGCAGGGTTTGCCATTCCGAACTCTTTAAGGAACGAATTTATGAAATTCCGTTCAAATTCGGGATCATCTGCCATCTTCTTTTTGTACTCCTTAAAGGCATCTTTGATGATAGGCTGAATCTCTTCCAGAGGAAGAATATCTGTCATATAGAACAGAGATTTATTAAATCCAGATTGTCCCAGAGCAACGACAGCCAGGTCCTTAAAGAAGGTCCTTATCTTTTCTACCTGGGCAGGAGTATAGGTAACATTGGGAATTTCTCTTCCGGTAAAGTTTATAAGTTTCTCAAACTCAGCAATTAATACATTTTGATGTTCGGTAGAATTTTCCGCACCTCTCATCAATTCGATATTCTGAAGGTTTTTAGTCCTACGACTTTGGTTACCATTCAGGCTCTTCGTCAGACTGTAGAAGTTAAACAATGGTGCATAGACCGGATCTCCCTGCATGTCAAGGAGGCGTTGCATCATGGTTTTCGGATTAATCTTCTTACTGAGTTGATTTACAACGAATTCTCTGAAGTTCTGGTTTCCAACCTTACCGTAGGTCATAACCAGATACATCATATAGTCGTTCGCTACAGTACGCTCAAGTTTGAGCATTTGATCCTGGGTAATAAAGAGGTCAGACTCTTTGATGCGCTGAGCTACTGCATTGGTAAAGGTCTCAGAGAAGCCGAGAGGCATTACAGTTGAGAATACCTTTGCTAAAATGTCAGACATCTTGAACGGAGATGTAAAGCTACGTGTCTGCAGTTTTTGCAGACTGTCCTCTGTTACCATCCCTGTAGATCTAATGTCCTCAGTATTAGCATTATACATCTTAGCCCCAATCGGAGAGGCAATCTTCTTAGTATCAGTTGTGATTACCTTCTGAAGCTTCATGTATACCTTCTGCATACGCTGGAGTGCCAGGAAGTGACTCAGAACAATCTTTTGAGCAGGAGTATTCCAGTTGGTCTTTCCTACGCTTTCCAGAAGGTTCTCATAAGCAAAAACTGTCGGGTTCTCAGAATTCTGATGTTTTTGGATATATCTTTCAAGCTCCTCACGATTTTTCAAACCGATGATTTCACGAGCGTTGATATTTGTAGCATATACCGCAGTTGCTCCTTCAATGTCGGGATTTACCCAGAACGGCTGAGTCGCCTGACGGAAATAGTATTCCTTTAAGACGGGCTGTTGTAAAAATGCAGAGATCCTTTCCAGAGGAACCCTCATCATTAACAACATCGCTGCAATACCCTTATTATAGTTATTGATACCCAGTCCAATATAGAAGGCATCTTTTTCAATGTCCACCGTTGCGTTCATCAGCTCAGATACAACGTGGGAAATAGTTTTCCCATTGATATCTGTGGTATTACCCATGGGGAGCTTACCGTTTTCCATGAAAGAATCCCTCTCCTCTTTTGTCAGGAGGTGCGGAGTTACATTCAGGCTGGTAGAAACATTGAATTTTGCCCCTCTTGAAAACTTCAGGTAGAAGTTCTTAAAGGTAGGGTTGAACTGAACACCCGCTATCTGGAAGTTCTGCAGGATTTTATTAGTTACAGCAAATACGGCCAGGTCATTACGTCCCTGTACGTTCTGCATGAACTTGATGTGGTTGTTGGTATAGTCAAAGATCTGAGTGTTTACAAAGGCTTTAACTCCAGTGTAATCCGCAGTAAAACCTTCTAAACCAGCACGTTTTGCCATATCCAGAGCAAGCTTTTTCACATTTTCAGTTGTGTTAGGCTTGATCAGATCCATGAATTTCTCGGGGGATGACAGCGATTTAATATAGGAGCTAACCACTTCATTCATGTAATACCCTTTCAGATCACGCCTTGCTTCCCTAAAAGCTTTGAGTGTACGCTTATCCTCATCAGATAAATTGGAATTTTGAATATCCAAAGGCTCATCCCACTCATCCTCATTGGTTTCTCCAAGCTCTTTGTCTTCTGACTCGTCTATGATGGATTGAATGAGGGTAGAAAGGGCTTCGTTGCGTTTTTGCAGCTTCATTACCCGATCCAACGCTTTAGAATAATTCAGCTTTGCTTCTTCCCCAACAATTTTACCTGTAGCAGAATAGTTGGGCCTGAAGATATTTACCTTATCGTGGTCAAAGTCAGAACCCACTTTAATAACGATTTCTCTCGGAACAATCAGGGAGGAGCCAAAGTTTTCAGGTAAAAACTCCTTAACCGACATGTACTCCATGGAGTTTATGCCTTCCGTTGGGAAACGATAACCCACAATGCTAAGCTCTCTCAGATGTTCCTTTTTCCAGGATTTGTCTTTGATAGCTTCATTCAGCCTATCCAGGGTTTTGATACGCTTTCCATCAGGGTGAACAAGGTTCAGCAATGGTCTGAAATATGGGTTAAACGCAAGTTTACATTCAGCAGGGGCTGTACGTATAAACTTTCCGTTCTTATCAAATACCGGTTTATAGAAGGACAGCTCAGCCTCACCTTCCCTGACAGTACCAGAAGAAGACCGCTGAATAAGCATGTCACCATTACTTTTTACCCTAATCAGACGTTTGAATACCATTCCTCCGATCAGATCTACAATAGCCTGACGATTGGTAACAATCTCCAGGGGTGTAGTAAACCCACTAGTGATTGGATCGTATCCAATTGCTTGCTGAACATTGCTATTCAGATCTCTGAGTTTAACCTGAGCTTGGAGAGTTTTTACAAACTCTTCAGCATTGGAGATTCGGAAATTATCACCGTCTTCAGTAATACCAAAGTCTCTGAAGAGCTGATCTTTTTCACTCTCGATCATTTGGTCAATGCTCGAGGTATAGTGATCAAACAGCTCTTCTACTTGAGGAGTACTCTTTCCATTATTGAAGTCATTGGACAACCACAGCGAACGAATTTGGGTACCCCAGGTAGAGTCTGCGTGGATATCCGGGTTTGTTTTGATCTGCTCTTTTGCATAAATTGAGAACAGATTATCAGGAACAACCTCCCCTTCCAGAGCAATTTCATTTCTGGCAACAGCATCCTTCCAGAAATCCAGTGCTTCTGTAGTAAAGTTTTTGGTACCAGATTCTGCTACGATATAGTCAATATCGTTCTTGAGCATCCAGTCATGAGCTTTCTCCAAAGCAGTTCCTTTATAGGAAGACGGAATAATTGGAGCTACCGCATACTTGTGGAATACCGGACGCATCAAACCTTTCATGTTCTGTGGACCGTTGTACTGAAGCTTCATGATCGGGAACGTAGACAAAGTCTTCGGGAACTTATCCAGATATGCCTGGAGGAGGTTCTTTTCCTCTTCAGAATTGTACATGTTATTGTCAATCCTCCACCGAATAATCTCTTTGTTGTATTCGATCTCATCGGTACGGAAGTTCCAGTTACCCATTTGAATTCTTACCCTACGATAGAAATCCAGAGTACAGTTCGCCTGACCATCGTTCAAGGGTTTTGCCTTAGCCTTAGCCTGATTATACTCTTGAATAACTTTCTTCATTTCATCAGACCTACCAAGCGTCTCTCCTGCACGAGACCAGAGCTCGAAAGTTTCTTTATCAAGATCAGAAAAGTCATCTTTTGTAGTCTTGGTATTGAAAGTGTCGATCTCACGGAAGGGTCTTTTCAGAAGGCCGGACATGGTTGTTCCGTGCGTATTATATAATACGTTACGAACAGTTGATCCGATGTTTGCGTTGTTACCAGGAGAAACCGGTCCAGACGCACGCTTGTGGAAGTCTTTATAATATTGGGGAGTACCAGAGATAATTCTGGAATACTCCACATTCATGACAAAGTCATTCAGAATAAAGTTTGCAACAAGATCTCTCCAAGAAGCCTTGTATTTAGAAACGATACTAGGATTGATCTCCGGAGAAGGTCTTCCATCCTCGGTATTAGTTACACCCCAAGACTTAGCGTGGCGTATAAACCTGTTTGTCAGGCTCTTAGGATCAGATGAGTCAAAGAAGTATTTTTCTACCTGGGAGATTACTGTTTCCAACATTGGGATCAGCTTTTCCCGGGCTTCGTCAGGAGTAGTTATATCAAGGCGATCAATAGCAGCTTTTGTACTGCCATTAAGCATGTCGTCAAATACTCCCCACTTAGATACCTTCTCTATACCTGACAGTTTCATTGTAGATACCTCGTCGACGAGCAGATTGAAGAAGTACCCGCGAAATACTTTCCAGAAGTTAGCGTTTGGCTTTCCTTTAGTATAAAGGCTTGGCCCAAACGGTACATTCTTAACAGCAGGAACGGTCACATAGTTATTTTTCGCCATCTCATAGATGTGGTGCCATTCCGATACCTTGTAGAAATAGAAGGATGAAGAGGAACCAGTTCTCATCAAATCAATGATACCTGTTTCGAGCAGGGTATTCATATTGGCCACAATCTTCTCTTTAGGAGTAAGCTCAAAGCTTTGCTTATTGATGTTTTTATCAAACACCTTCATTTCAAAGCCGTTGTAGTCACCAATTTCAAACTCTACTCC